GAGTTCTACACAGATGATGGGGCGTTTGATGAAATAATGTATGATAACCTGCAGTTCGGTGTTGAAACATTTGACGGCATCATGGCTATGCTTTATCGGCAGCTTTGGTCTAAGGCAGAGATGCGAGAGGTATTGCTGGATATATCAAAAATCTATGATATTACGGAGTTTATTTAAGGTTTGGAGGTGCAAACAGTGTGTAATTGCATTGCGGAAAAAGAAAAAGGTTTGGTTGAGAAATTTGGTTATAAAGCAGTTTTTTTAGATAGAGATGTTATTTCTGGAAGAATTGCCGTTGGATTTTTGGGAATAGACGAAAATGGAAAGTCATTTAATGGTAAGAAAATGCTTGTTTCATATTGCCCATTTTGTGGTAAGCCGTACAGCAAAGATTAATCGGTTAGATTGGGAGGACCTATGAGTTTAAGCAAAGAAATGTGGATAGATGTCTTAAAGGACATAGTGGATACGGTTATGTCTGGACATAAGGCAAAAGGAAAGCTTCCTGACATTCTTTTTGCGAACATGGAGCATTGTATTGGCTTGGATTACAAAAGACCTTATAAGAGAGCCGGACGAATTTTTTATAAGCCGTATCGTAACCATTACGATACTGGGGATGGAGATAGTCCAATGTGGAATGCGATGGTAGAAACCAATCTTGCCAGAAAGAATGCTATGTATCATCTCACGATTGCAGGGGTATGTCTGTTGGGGCGGCAAGAAGAAATTTATATCTACAATCCAGAGTCAGGTCATATGCGAAATCTCTTGCGGGATGGCAAAGAACTTTTTATTAATCATGGCGTGTATTGTGGGTATGGATGCTGGATTCCAACCACAAAGAAGGAGATTAAGCACTATTTACTTCTGACAGATAAAGATACGGATGCGCTTGTATCCATATTGGAAGATGAGGGATGGATTGTCAAGCAGACTTACGGAGGATGTACAGAGGATGGACAGCCTTTTTGTCATAAAGGTTGGGTGGCATCGCAGAAGTTGCGGGAAACTCCCGAGTGGAGCAAGGCACAGAAAGCCGAGTATGAACGCTTAGATGCAATAATGGCAGAAAACAGGAATGAAGCATTCAGCGAAGAGAAAATTGAAGAGGTGTGTATGAAGAAAAACTACGAATTGGAATTGTACAAGTTGATAATGCAGCCAGATGAAGATGATCCAGATATTTCATGGGTTGATGAATTTGGGTGGATCTGTGGCGAAGAATTTTGTGTCTGGGTCAATCTTCTGTTTTTTAAAGATTTCATGGAACGATTTAAGGAGATTTTTGGTTCAGAAGTATTTGACGAAGGGGGAATTCATGCCAAAATCCAGGATGATTGTGTTTATTTCGCCCTGGAAGATATCATGGAAGGGTATGGAGTGGAGCTGGAAAATGTATTTCCGAAAGACAAGTACAAGCACTGAAAGAGGTGAATAATGTGAATGAATTAACTAGAACCACCATCACATCGATGGAAGCCGCAGAGTGGTGCGGAAAAGAACATGCGAAGTTGTTGCGTGATATTCGTAAATATACGGAGCAGTTAGGAGAAGCCAAAATTGGCTTTACCGATTTCTTTAAGGAATCTACATACGTTACCGATCAGAACAAAACGCTTCCGTGTTTTCTTGTTACGAAGAAGGGGTGCGAATTTATCGCCCACAAGATGACTGGTCAGAAGGGGGTAGAGTTTACAGCTCGCTATATCAACCGTTTTCACGAAATGGAGGATGAACCGCAGCGTTTGCTCACGGAACATCCGGGAGAGGTTGCAAAGCTGATCCAGGCGCTGGCAAGTAGGATGGATAAACAGGGCAGTGCTCCATATAAATCAGCTGAGATGGCAAAGATCATCTGCGAACAGTATGGAATCTGCCTTCCGGTAGACTTTGTGAAGGCTCCAGGGTATGAGCAACTTTCGTTGTTTGGTAATGATTTCTGAAAAGCTGATGAACAATCAGAGAATGGAGAAAGCAGTATGAACAAGATAACGATTAACGGAAAGACCATTCCTTGCACTGGAAACAGGGTACACATTAACAATGGTAAGGTTTTTGTTGATGGGCAGGTTATTCAGGAATGTGTTGGAGATATCAATATCATTATTGATGGTGATGTTAATGGAGTGGAATGCAACGGAAACGTAGAGGTACATGGCAATGCCTGGGATATTAAATGCGGTGGAAGTTGCAGTGTAAAAGGCAATGTCACTGGCTATATTGATGCCCGTGGTTCAGTTACCTGTGGTGATGTCACTGGTGATATTGATGCTACTGGTTCGGTTGCGTGCGGTGATGTTGGCGGAAATATTAATGTTGGCGGCAGTGTGATGTGCAAAGAATAAAGATGGAGAAAATTTTATGATTAGAGAACTTATTGAGCAGTGCATTGAAAAGTATTATCGGGAAGATGGTGAGTATTATTCCGAGTCCCGCGAAGACGAGGATGGGAACTACTGTTCAATGGAAGATGAACTTACGAAGATGCTGACTGATAAGCAAGTGAAATTTGGAATAGACAAGGAAGATGGCTTTGATTCTCCTGGATATGAGAATGGCTTCCTTGCTGTAGCATTTATCGAAGAAAATGGGGAACTTGACTTGGTAACGGTTTTACTTGAATCAATGTGAGGAAACTATGAAATCAATGATTAGAAGAAAGGAATAACGAATGCCCGGTAAACCGGGTTGGTGCGCAGTGAACGGCGGTGGCGTACCGAAAAATTCAACACCGTGGCCGAAAAGAGCTGTGCCGGAAACGACATGGCTGCAATCTGAGGGCAAACGAATGGTGATCCACGATACAGCATTTGTAGCGTGGTGTTATGACGAAAAAGAAGGTGTGCTGGATCAGCGCAGGAGTAAGCAGCTTTATGGCAGGATACTTAGCAGGAAATGTCGATGCGTGGATTTACATAGACATTAAGGACCAGCATCCAGATAGCATGAGATTTATTAAGGATTGCGAGGCGGCAATCGGACAGAAGATACAGGTTCTACGGTCGCAGGAATATAGCTGTGTTGAGGATTGTGTGAGGGCTTTTGGTGGTTTCAAAAATAATCGAAACGGGTTTGCCCCATGTACGAACTGGCTGAAAAAGCGAGTGCGAAAACAATGGGAAATGGAACATAAGGATTGCGAACTGACTTATGTCTGGGGATTTGACCGGGAAGAACAAAACAGGGCTGACATATTGGTGGGAGAAAATCCGCAGGCAGCCCATGAATTCCCTTTGATTGAAAAAGCTCTTTCTAAAGAAGATGTGCATGGATTATTTGAACGAACATTTTCTTTTGAAAGACCGACCATGTATGATCTTGGATATCCGAATAATAATTGCATCGGGTGCGTCAAAGGCGGCATGGGTTATTGGAACCGGATTCGCAAGGATTTCCCAGAGGTTTTTGAGAGCCGGGCAAGATTGGAGCGTCAGGTGGGCCATGCAATTTTGAAGGATAGCAAAGGGCAACCGGTGTATTTGGATGAACTGGATCCAGACCGCGGGAACATGAACACGGAGATATTTCCGGACTGCGGAATTATGTGCTATTTAAACTTAGAAAAAATTGATTGAGGAGATTCGATATGACAAAGAAAGAACTGGCTGAGAAGCTGAATGGAAGACAGTATGGAGATAGTTTTGAGGATGTGTTGGAAGATGCAAAGCAGAGCGGCCTTGTTATGGTGACAGGTGCTTCAGATGATCTGATGGAGTTTGCAGGAGCATTCCGAGATGAGGGTGGATGTTTTGATGGTGGCCGAGTATATTTTGATTGTGATGGCGTAGATCAGGAGGGCGAGGAACGTGCCAACTGGATTGATGCCAAGTGGTGTGACGGAACGAACCGTAATGGAATTCAGGCAACCTGGACTTATGAGACGGACATTCCGTGCGAGCGGTTTGATATTTATGAGCAACAGGATATCTATTGTGAGGGTCTGGTGTTTTCTATTGATGATTTGAGGTAATGTTATGACGAGCGCAAATGTACTGATCTTAATTCATATTGCAGCTATGGCCGTTTTAACGCTTTATGAGATTCTAATTCTATTTGAGCCAGTTGATGAAATGTACTCCAATAAGGATACATCAGCGCAGGACAAGAGAAGAATTGCTCTACTAATTATCTGGTTGGGCTTAATGATTTTGTTTTTCTATGGCGAGTACCGAAAAGATAGAGCCGAATGGACCATATCAGATAAGCCATACGCAGTGGAGCATATTGTTGCATTAGGTGACAGCAATATGATAAATGGAACTGTTTACATGCGGCGAGGATACATTGATGAAGATCTCTGGTATCAGTATATGGTAAAAGTTGATGGCGGAGGATTTGTGGCAAATAAGGTGAGGTCTGATAGTGCCGTATTATATTATTCTGATGGAGATTATAGGGTGGAGTGGTATGAAAAGCATCGTGGTTGGCTGTGGTTTACCAGTGATGCCAACTACTATAAAATTTACATTCCAGAGGGGACAATCGTAGATGATTTTACGGTTGATTTGAAGTAACTGAATAACAAAAATTTTGTGCCGGGGTAACACCCGGCATATAAAAAACCTTTCAACCGAACGTAAGTTCTTGATAAGGAGCGAAGGGAGAAGATAACATGGGTGGACAGGATACAAAAGTTAAGGTTAGAGATAGAATTTTGATTGCAATGAAAGAGCATTTGCCGATGGATGTGCTGGCAATTCTGGAAACTGTTCTGGCAAAGGAGTTTGCCGCCGTTAGTATGGAAGAAGTGAATTTGCTGCCAGTGGATGTCAGAAACAGCGTGGAAGAGCAGAACCGTCAGATTGTGGAGTTGTTCAAGTACAAGAAACGGAACCTCAAACCAGCTACGATCGACAATTACCTTCGGGCGGTCGGTCAAATCGCAACCATGACCGGGAAAGCACTGACGAGAATTGATGATATGGACATCTACAATTATCTGCAGTGGTATGAGAACCGAAACATGAGCATTACCGGCAAGCGCAATCAGAATAGCACCATCAATAACGAGAGACTTTACTTGTCCGCATTCTTCTCCTGGATGCGCAAGAATCGGTTGCGGACGGACAACCCGGTGGAAGTTACTGAGCGCCGCAAGGTTGTTCGGAAGCCGATTGACTATTTTAAGCGGGATGATATGGCAAAGCTGCGGGATGCCTGTCAGACAACGAGAGACCGCGCCCTGGTGGAAGTGCTGCGCAGTACCGGAGCGCGTGTGAATGAGATCACGGCCATTACCACAGATATGATTGACTGGCAGACCGGAGATATCGTGATTCAGAGTGAAAAGAGTGATAAGTACCGGACTATCTGGTTAGATGACGATGCGCGGCATTATTTGAGAAAATATCTGGATTCCAGAGCAGACAACGTACCGTATCTGTTCGTTCATAGCCGCGGGGCGCATGGGCAGCTGAAAGCAGGCGGAATTCGGACTATTCTGAAAGACTTGAAAAAGCGTTCTGAAATTAAAGGCAGGGCATATCCGCATAAGTTCCGCAAAACCCTTGGAATGGAGTTGAAGAACCGCGGCGCTGATATTGGCCTTATTCAGGAAATCATGGGGCACGCTTCGCCGGCGGTAACATCCATGTACTATGCAGAATCTACCCCTGAGTCACTTCGCATTGCGCGTCAGCGGTGCATGGCATAGTTTTGGAAAAAAATTTTCTGCCAGGAAACGTGATAGAAAATGAACCCCCCCGGGTAGCGCTTTTTACAGATGAAAAGTCCAGATTAAAAAACTGAAAATTTTTGAAATCTACCGTTTGGGGAAAATTCGAAATGAAAGCCGGAAATCGGGCGCGGATATTGCGCGGATACTGCGGAGATTTTACCTGGTTGGGTTGCCGGATGGCATACGAATAGCCGAAACGGTGCCGCCTGTGTGGATCCGGGCGCAGTGCGGGCGTATATCGTGCGCAACAGTTTCTATTTTGGAAACAGTTAGGCCCGTGACCCTCTGGGCACAGTATGAGCGCAGCAAAAATATATAGGCCGGAGCGGATCAGCAGCAGAAAAGCAGATAGAGCCGCCGGAATGGTACCGGGTGTCGCTGTAGTGTTCCCTGTTTGCCCTGCATCCATTTGGGCGCACTGATAGCGCAGATTTTGCGCGTTGGTATTGTTTTGCCTCATCATAGCACAACAACGCACAAGACGCAAGCCGTAAATATGCCTGTGACGCTCTGACGTGCCCGCTATGCCTGTTTTCGTGTTGCGGTGCGGAATCGCTCACCATAAACGGATTAAGCCGCCAAATAGCTGTTATATTGAATTGTAAATGTTCTGTGATACTTTGCGTGTGTCGTGCGCTTCCGGGTGCCGTTTGTTGTAATCTGGGGCGCACCGGCTCCAGGCGGCGCAGCTGGGACGGCCTGCGCTCTTGCCGTGCTTGCTATGGGTAGCAGCAGGAAACCGAACTTTTCCGCGTGTCTTGCGTGGGATCCTTTCCCGGATCACGTCACCCGCTGTTATTTACCGCTCGCGGTTCTCGGGGCGGCTATGGGCCGCCGATGTGCTTATATCTCTTGTGTGGCTGTCTGGATCATTCCGGGACGGTCTCCCGGCCTTATGCGCTACCGTATGAGCGTATGCACCGCGCACGACAAGCCGCCACGCCTGCCGGAATGCACACGGAAACCCCGTTGACGGAATCGAACCGCCGAAAATGTGCCACCGGGCACGGGAAAAAGGCAGCATGGAGCCGCCTATATTATACCCATCTTACGCGATGCCGAGACCGCGCAAGAAATCAGAGTTTACGTTCTGCCAGTCTGCCGGGATTAACTCGGAATATCCGCAGACGTTGCGCAGGTGGTACAGATGCCGCCGCAGATTGGACAGGGTACACCAAACGGAAGCGCTGCAGCCGGAGCCTTTAACCGGGATACTGTAAACAGTGCCGCAGTAGCTCCATAAATCCCAATTTCCAGAATGTGCGACAAACTCGCCCTTTTCTGTGATATCGCGGGCCTGATCTACCCAGATGCCGCCCATTTTGTCAAATTCATAGTTTTTCATCTTATTTTTCCCCTTTCATAATCTCAACAGCTACGCGGCACATATAGCCGCCAGCAAAAACGCAAACAATAATAAAAGCTGTCATTTGATTCCCTCTTTTCTTTTCCGGAAAACACCGCCGCCCGGTAACGGGCCGGGCTTGCATCCTCTGCGGCGGTTATGCCTGTAAAAGGCTTTTCAATTCGTTCCTTTTAGTATGTATGAGCTTTCTCGCAGCCTTTTCATCAATTTCCCCGCTGGTTATCTGCACGATGTATTTCGCCAGATCATCATAGGCGGCGAATTCGTTTTGATATGCACGATCGAAGATCTTTTCAAACTCCTCGTTTTCTGGCTCGCTGATATAGTCAGCCTCGGCGCGGTTGGCGAGCTCTTCGGCTCTTTCCAGTTTTTCCAGTTTTTCAAGTAAAATCTTCATACGTTCTCTTTCTTCCCTTTCACCCTGGGAGCCGGGGAGTTAATGCCGTCCCGGGAGTCGAACCCGGGCAAATCCGAACGGCCTAGAAATATAAATAAATCAGATCCATGATCTTTGTGAGTGATTCCCGGCGGTGTCTGTATTTCAAATACTCATCGCCGGAGGTGGTGCGCTCTGCCTGCGCTGCCTGATCTTTAATGCGGCGGAAGTAGTCAATTTCCTCCTGGAGTTCCGGAAGCGGGAGAGATAAAATCTCGTCGATGGCTTCAGCCTCATCGGTCAGGGAAATGTTGTTAAGTAAATACTTGATTTCGGTTCTTGCTTCGTTCTTTGTCATAGTGGTTTGTCCTTTCTTTGTTTGTTCTTGTTTCTTTGTTATGTACATAATTATATATTGTTATGTACATAATAGCAATGGGCATATTTAACAATGTTATGTACATAAAATTATGAAAATTAGATATGTACATAACTTGCTATTAATGATAAAATTATGTTAGCGGTGGAAAAGGAGGCTTTTATATTATGAGCATGTCACAGCAAAGAAAAGATTATCTTTATGCATATCAAAAGGAAAAACTAAAGCGTGTCCCTTTAGATCTAAAGTTATCAGACTATGACGCATTGAAAGCAGCGGCAACGGAAGCCGGGCAGACCGTCAACGGTTATATAAAACAGGCCATAGCTGAAAAAATGGAACGGGAAGCGGGGAGTTGACCCCGCTTTTTTCATGCCGTTTTCAGTATGCCGGATGGATCCACACGGAACAAAAAACCGTGAAGAAACCGCGAATAGTACGCGCCGCGCTCTTTCATGGCGTTGTTCTCTGCGATGTATGCGGCACGGTCGAGCTTTTCAACTATGCGCACGATCCAGAGCGGGGAGCCGTCCCGGGTATCTTCGCCGCGGGTGATTGTATAGGTGTATCCGGCTTTCTGGGTGTCGTCCTGGGCCTTTTCTGTATCTGAAACGATGTTTTCCGGCTCAGAAACCGGAATTTCAGGAGCGGAAACGGTGCTTTCCGGTTTGGAATCGTGGGTTTTTAGTTCGGATTTCTTCGCTTTAATTCTGGCCGTTTTGGGGACGATCTGGACAGATGCGCCATTATTCTGACAGCAGCCAAAATAATAGAAATTAACGTCGAAATAATCAGTCATGCCGTCGCAATCGCTATAATTGTAGGAGTTGACAAGGCCGTCAACGTCTGCTACAACTGACTGGGTTACTTCGTTCAGAACTTTATAGAAATTGCCATGCTCCGCGGTGATACGCTTATATTCTGCTGCAAACTCTTCTTTGCTCCAACTGGTGAGCGTCCAGAATCCGCAACACTCTGCTTTCTTCCAAAACTCGTGTTTATCTTCGCTGTTCAGTTCTTCGGCGGTCTTATAGATTTCCACCGGGCTTTCCTTCAGATCAACGTGAAGCTCCTGACACATGGAAGCGTAGGAAGTGCGCACGCTGAACTTGTAAAGCGGGTATTTCTCCTTGACATATGCCCGGACAATCTTCGCGATCTCTTTAAGGCTCAGATTTCCGTCATAACGGGATCCCTCCCAACCGTTCATGGTGTAGAACTGGCGGCGGGTGCCTTCTGCAGTTTCGCGGATCTGTTCGCCTGTTTCCTTCTCCTGGCGGTCTTTCCAGATGTGGAAAAGTGCGTCATACTCCACATTGATTTCTTTCATGGCTTCCAGGTCACCGCCGTTGTCTGGGTGGTTAGCCTTTAACAGGGCCTTGTACTGGGTTTTCAGATCATCGTAGGATTTGATATTTTTAAAATGCTTCATATGTTTTTCTCCCTTTCTTGATGCTTTGTTTGCTGTTCCTTATGGCTATATAATATTCTAAAATTAGAATAAAGTCAATAGTTTTTAGTCAAAAATTAGAATAAATCAAACTTGACGTTTTTATGGGGAAATGTTACCTTATATATAGAAATTAGAATGAATAAAACAAAGGGGTGAAAACAGTGATTCGGTATAAAATAAATATAATAGAGGAATTACAGAAACACGGATACACAGCGGGGAAAATACAGAAAGAAAAATTATTACCAGGCCAGACCGTGCAGAATATTAAAGCGGGCAAGTCAATAACTCTGGATACATTAAATAAAATATGTATTATGTTGAAAATGCAGCCGGGAGACTTGATAGAAGTTATTCCAACAGATGAAGAAAAAATAAAATATTATTAGAATAGAAACTATTGACAATATTCTAATAATAGAATATAATAATAACTGTCAAGAGGTAGTAACCAAATGATAGTTACCGGGCAAGCGGAGAAAGGAGAGCATATGGATAACATGACAGATAAACAGTTTAAAACGATTCTGGAAATGGTTGACATGATTCTTGACGGTTGCAAGGATCTGGAAGAAGCAAAACAGAAAGTACAGAAGTTAATTGACAACCAGAGCACAAAAGAAAAGGCCGAATAAATCGACCGGGAAGTTTGCAGAGGGGGCGGAACTTGCCGCCGCCCTCCAGCAAGAAGAGTATAACAGCATTTATGAAGGTTGTAAAGGGTCGGCATTATACCGGCTCTTTTTGTTATGTCCAGATCTGGGAGAATGAGCTATAATAAAATCAATAACCGCCTGATCGTTGGGGAACGGTGGCGGTTATCGGATCGTAAGCGGTATAGGCTTTTTCTGCCCATATTTTAGCCGCTAGTCCGTATAATGTCAAGGAGCAGGCCAGAAAATGAAACACGGCAACAAGAATTACATGCAGCTTTCCAGGCTGATCTTTACGGATCCATACAAGGACTTGTCAATCAATGCGAAGTGGCTTTTTGTGGTACTCAATGAGCTAGAGCAGCGTTATACATCCGCGGAATCAGACTATTTCTTTCGGTCAAATGAAGAACTTGCGAATGATTGCGGTTTTAGTCTGACAGTGCTTAAAAGGGCAAAAGCGGAGCTGTTGAAAACTGATTTGATTGAGTCTTACAGGGATCATTTGATAAATGCAAAGACAGGAAAGCAAAGCGAAATAAGAGTAAATTATTATCGTGTGAAAAAGTAGGGCTATGGGTCATATTTGGGCCGTAGGTCTACGGGTCATATTTGGGCCGTTAATATATAAGAATTAGATTTTAAAACTAAGATTTTGTAAATAACAATTACAAAAAGAAAACTATCCCTAAAGGGATAGCAAAAGAAAAGTGCATTTTCTTTTGACTCCCTCTTTTGCTTCGCCCTGATTGTCAAATAGGTGCTAAAGGCAATAAAATATTTATGCTTGACAATAATAAGCAAAATGTATATGATAATAGCAATTAATTTAATATCATTGTAGCGTGTGCGCATATGCGTACAGACCTGAAGCAAATAAACGTTTCAGAAGTGCAACCGAGCCAAGCAAAAGGCCCTGACGTTGTAGGATGGATAATATAAGTCTGTCTTACTTCGCCGGGGCTTTTTTATTTGCCCGTAAATCAATTTTTGATGGCTAGGTGAGAAAATCCCCACAGGATAACACGAAATGGCAGGAAACGGCAAATATGGACGTGAGAGAGGTATATAAACGACATGAGAGATAGAACGAGTAGAACAGAAAGAGAAAAACGGAGAAACGAACAGATCTGACATCTGGAGTATGTGCAGCGGATCACCTGGAGCAGATCCGGAACGCATCGCCCCAGATTAGTCACCCGGAAAAGCCCCATTTTGAGAATGATGTGAAAGAGTATGACACTTAAACAGAAAGGAGGTATAAACCATTATGGCATACAACAATAACAAAGACGATTATAAGGTTGATAATATTGTTATAGAGTTAGACACCGATGAAGATACAGAAGAAGCAGAGAAAGAGTATATAGCTAATATTACAGCTAAGATCATGACTATAACCAATGAGTTTATATCTCGTCATCCTAATATAGACTTATGTACTTCTCAAGGGTTAACAGAGTTATTAAAGGATATTAGGAGAAAGTATAAGGCTAATATTGATGATATTAAAGAATTAGGTATCTTATGGGATATATATACAGTTATATGTTGTACTTGTAGGATTAAACCCACTTTAATGAGATATAGCGTTATGACTGGCATAGATAATACTACTATTACAAGCTGGATTAATGGCGAATATGCGGGGCGGGTAAGCTCTGGACACTCCCAAACGGCGAAAAAGTGGAAATCGGAATGTGAATCAAGTCTATACGATGAGGTTATCCAGACCGGGAACATCGGTTGTATGTTTGCCCTAAAAGCAAACTACGGATACCGGGATAACATCCAGATCATACAGAGCGATGGTCGCGACCTGCTGCCGGAATACAGCCGGGAAGAGATCGCAGCGCGGGCCAAGGTGGTTGACCTGCTGCCAGATTCGCCCGATGATTTGCCGGATTAAGCCACAGAGAGCCGCTGAAAACAAGCTATATTGTCAGACAATAGCGAGACCATGCGCGAGACACAATTTAATACAATTCACAGCGAATTGCGTGAAGTCTGGAAAGTGGCTTATTTACTGGATTCTTGAGCGGTACAGTGTTTTGAACTATTCGCAAAACGGTAATTTAACGAATAGTTGAATGGTTCCGGGTAATACATAGGTGATTTAAGATAAACAATTAAAACTATTATCAGACAGTTTTCCTCAGGCTCAGATGAGGATGGGGGGAGGGGGTCTGGTGGTGAGGTCTTCCGGGGCCAGTTAGCTCCTCAAACTTCCGAAAAATAAAAAAGACCTCCCTCAATTACCATAAGACTTATATGTCCTGCCAGAAGAGGTAATATCCCTTATCAGATGGCAATAGACCTCTTCAAAAATTTTTTAAAAATAAAAAAGGCACTTCGGAGGCAAAGAAATGACTCATTGCGGAAGCTGTAGATTTTGTAAATTGGTCCAGGGCGAATGGACCTGCATCAATGAGGATAGTGAGAATTACGGCCTTGAGCTTGATTTCTTAGAGGGCTGTCAAGATGGCGAGAGGAAGGAACGGCACGATGAAAGAATGTGAAAAATGTCCTGCGGTCCGCAGATGTGATGGAAAATTAGTTTGCGGAAGTAGTAGCAGTGATAATTATGATCAGTACATTGAACAGATAGATAAGTGCGATGTGTACGGCTTTAACTGGCCTTATCGGTCCATTGATGATGTAGATATTCCGTTTGCACCAGAGAAGTGTGGAATGGAGAAACCGGAAGATGATCCGGTAAACCATCCGACTCATTACACCAATCGGCAGCATGAATGTATTGACGAGATGATTGCCATATTCGGTAAAGAAGCTGTGATTCATTTCTGCATCTGCAACGCTTGGAAGTACCGTTATCGTGCGGACAGCAAGGGAAAGCATGATGAGGACATGAAAAAGGCTGACTGGTATATCAACAGGGCTATGGAACTGAAAAATGAGTTACATTATGACTGGATTGAGGAACGGAGGTAATTATGATATTCATTGAGAAAACAGAGGTTGGCGGATGGGAAGCCGCCATCAGAGGCATGCGCAATCCGATGAACTCCTGGGATAAGAGTGATAGCCTTTTCTGGCCGGGCCATATGCAGATAGGCAAGGCGGATCTGGATCTTATGAAGCGTCTGGTTGCCTCAGGAACCGATCACTCCAAGTTCATGCGGTTTATCATTGTCACGGCTGATATTACGGCTCCGCTGTACTGGTACAAGGAGTATGAAACTTACAAGGTTGGCACTGTGAGCAACAGCTGTTCCACAATGCATAAGATTCAGGCTAAAGAATTTACCATTGATGATTTCTCGCATGAACATCTTCTTTCCGATGAACCAATTCCTACACGCTTTTATTCAGCAGAAGGCATGATGGAAGCTACTGTGGAAAATCTGAATATGTTCCGTAAGCTATATCTTGAAACAAAAGACAAGTGCTATTGGTGGCAGATGATCCAGCTCCTTCCTTCCAGCTACAACCAGAAGCGTACAGTCCTTTTGAACTATGCGGTGCTGCGGAATATGTATCACGCAAGGAAAAACCATAAGCTGGATGAATGGCATCAGTTTTGTGCTTGGATTGAAACCTTGCCATTTTCAGAACTGATTACGATGGAGGTGTGATATGCAGATTTTGAAAGGTGTAGCATATACGCTGAATGCAATCTTCGTGATTGCAGTAGTGGTGAGTTCCATTGCTGAAAAGGATATGGCATCGAAAGTAGTAGCCAGTTTCGTGGCGGCTTTGCTGATTTTCAACACAGCACTGATTGCGATAGGAGTGTGATTCAATGAAGTTTCTGATTGTTCGTATGCGAAAGAATGGTATGTGTTGTTGCTGGAGCAATGGAGATTCGGTTGAGCGAACCACAATGGCTGGCGTAGCATTCAGTGATGGAATTGACCTCATGGCTCGGAAGGGCAAAAAGACATGGACAGAAGCGTTTCAGGAATTTAATGAGCGCATTATGGGGTTACCGAAAACAGACAGGAGAGGTGTTAGTAAATGAAAAAGTGGAAGTTGGTTCTACTGATCACGGCGGCAGTGGTATTTGTCGGAGCAGCAGGCGTGTACGGAGTGCAGAGCAGCCAGAATAAGGCAATTGCCCTTGAACAGGCAGTAGAGATTGCGGAGTCTGATATTCATGTGCAGGAAAAGCGCCGCTTTGATTTACTGCCAAATCTGGTCGATGCCATTAAGCAGTACGATAAACATGAGGCCGAGGTATTGCAGGCTATTGTTGATGGCCGCGGTGGTGCAGCGGGCTTTGAGAATGTCTCCACAGCCATTGCGGCGGTAGCTGAAGCATATCCGGAATTAAAGAGCAACGAGAACTACAAGCAGTACATGACCGAATTGGCAACGACAGAGAACCTGATTGCACAGTATCGGAGTAACTACAACACGCAGGTCGGTGCATATAAACAGTATGTAGGCGGTTTCCCGTCCAGAATCTTCCTGGACTGGACCGGATATGAACCTGTAGAATACGAGAAGCTTGATTATGGTGCGCCGACAGATGCCCCGACAAATATGTTTGGAGATTAATATGTGGCCGTTTAAGAAAAAGTGTAAACATGAAACAAGAAAGATTATCGGAAAGTTCTATTTTCGTAAAGAGTACATGAATGAGACTGTCTTACATGGCATTGTGGTTTCTCAATGTAGCAACTGCGGAAAGGTTCGTTTTGATGATTTTTATACAGAAAATTTCTTTGGTTTGAACAGTGAGAATCAAGTTCGATACGCCATATTATCACTGAAATGTGCTGGATTTTTGCCGAAGGTTGATTTTCAGATGCAACATTTGGATTTAAAAATTCCGTATTTGGGTTAAGGGTGGGATTGACTATGGATTGGACGGAAACATTAAAGGAATTGCCTCCTGAACATGTAGTTGTGGAGACAAAAATTGATGATGAAAAGGGATGCCGTAACCAGACAGAGTTGTACAGATATCGAAATCTATGGTTTTTACCTGATGGCGGTATGTATGTCTACTATAGGCCGACGCATTGGCGGTATTTGGAGTAGGATATGGAGATAACAAAACGAGAGATCCTAGCCAGCATCACAATCATTGCGGTTATGCTGATTTTGGGATTTGTAATTGCTGGTCGGATTGATGCTCACCAGATTCAAAAGAATTCTGAGTATTATAAGGCTGTCCAGATTACGGATTCTGAGCAATTTCGATATGGAATGGATACTTCGGTTGGCAATGCTTTTGTTTATGGCACTTTGGAAGCAGTGGATCCAGTAACATATCCGGAAATTGGCGGTCAGTACCTGTATGTGGAAAAAGTTGAGGAACATTACAACAAGCACACAAGGCCGGTTACGGAAAAAGACAGCAACGGTCATGAATATACTCGCATAGAAGAGTATTGGACTTGGGACTATGCGGGGGATGAGAGCATTCACGCTCAGAAAATCAAATTCCTTGATATAGAAATGGATTACAGAAAAATCCAAATGCCAACGAGCAGGTACATAGATACGATTTATAAATCAGGGTACGTCCGGTTTGATTATTATGGAGTTCCAACAGAAAATACAGGAACCGTATATACAGATTTGCGAGATGGAACTCTTTCCGATGATTCAAGTTTTTTTGCTGATACCGATATTGAATCGGCAGTGAAAAGCATGACAACATCCTGGACATGGTTGTTTTGGGTGGTATGGATACTGTTAACTGGTGCCGCGACGTTCGGATTTTACTATCTGGACAATGACTGGCTGAACAAATGAGGTAAAGAATGATTTTTACTTATTTCGGAATTATCCTGTTCCTTTCAGTGGAATGGGTTAAATTCATAGCTGACAGCCCGGTGAAAAGGGCAGAAAGGTCGTATAGATCTGGTAAGTACGGGATTCCTCATCAGTGTTTACGATCGAGGCATCCAGAGTAGCGACAGCCTGGATGCGGAACTGTATTTGCGGTATTGAACGAATCCTGACGAGCAATGCAGGAAAGCATTGTGGGCCAATGGCAACGTGTTCATGCGGTAAGTTGCTGAGAGGGCCGCGCTATCTGAATGAAAATGTGAATATATGAACGATACGGCCAGCAGGCCGGAAGATGGATAGCTCAGTGGTAGAGTATTACGGTCGTGGGTTCGATCCCCACTCCATCTTTCCCGCACAGGCGCATATAACTGTGCGGAGAAATCTTATTATCGTATCCCCCATATGAATACCTCATAGCCAACAGGCTGTTAAGGCGGCTTACGACCGCCGTGAGGTTTGGCCCAACTACTGCTCGAGGGCACGAAATAAAAGAGCGGCGTGTAGATTGGTGGTAAAACGATATGACTCTTAAAAACCGCATAGTGCAGGGCATAGCACGAACAAAGATATTGCTAACCGGCTGATGCCGGTTGAAGCGGGTTAGCTCATTGGGAAGAGCGGTCAGAAGCGCGCGATAATACAGCTGACAGGCGAATGGTTCGATTCCATTACCCGCTATTTAACTGTTCGGAAATTCCGAATGGTTGAACTTGTAAGGTTTCCTTACAGGTTGATAAGAATGGCATATAGTCCAGCAGGTAGAACGCATGACTGTTAATCATGATGTCGCCGGTTCGAGTCCGGCTATGCCAGTTCAAACATGATTATCTCGGTGCAGAAAGGTTTTTCAGCCTTGCCGAGATGTACAGTAACGAGATAGATAAATTCGGGATACTGGATTTATTGATTCTTTTACCAGAGAGTGATCCTGGTGAGAAGATGGAAAGCATCAACAACGCTGTGCAGTGTATCATCATAGAGAAACCAAAAGCAGAATCCTTGTGGTCAGCGTATAATAGACGCCTGCTGTGCAGGAATAATCCATTGACGTGAGTGGTGTGAGAGACTACGGACTAAATGGAAATCTCACTAAGCTGATTTGCCTTGAACTAGAGAAATCTGGGTATAACACAAGAAATTCGTTAAAGTAGCGGTATGGCAGAATTAAAAATTTTGATCGACGGTATGAGAGAAACTATCGAAAAACATTTAATCTGAAAGAACCGTGAAATTTGCAGGTGAAATCCTGCATGTGCTTTGACCGCGGTAAGAAGCCTAGGGTCGCTCCCAAAAGCTCAGACTTATCGTCACATTGGCTGAATATGGTTGCATCTATGGTGGATAAGGGGAAGCCCTAATCATGTTTGTATAAGCAGTGGTCCCATAATGGTATTGGAGCAGATTGCTAATCTGTCAGTCGTTAATTCGGCTTATGGGTTCAAATCCCGTCCACTGCGTTTTGCCATGAGTCCGGTAGGTTGAGGAGGCGGTCTTGAAAACTTGCCGACCGTAAAGGGTTCTGGGGTTCGAATCCCTATCATGGCGTTGTGTTGGGTCGCTCCCAACTGATTTGAGCGTAGCGAAACACCTCAAAGAGAATGACAATGCCGGTATTTGGAGCAATGTATGTAGCAAACGGTTATGCTAGCGGCTGTTTGCGACAATCGCACGTTGTTCTAAAGCCGGAATCGCTACGGAACATAGCTCAGTCGGTCAGGGCGGTGGCTTTATAAGCCATGTGTCCCTGGTTCAAGTCAAGGTGTTCCGATTCCGGAAACTGCGCAGTAAGTAGAGGCGGAGAACTGCGAAAACAACGTACATCCGAGGTAAGGCATGGAGCGGATTGCCAGCGCTCTCTGAAATAGTCGGCGGTTTATGAGAGCAAAAAATTGAAAGGGGTAAGGAAATGGAGAAGGAAAAGTGCATTGAGACTTTGAATGAGATAAAAGATTATGTGCAGGAGGAATGGGATCCTTTTGAGTATGAAGATGAAATCAAAAAAGCGGTAGAAGCTGTTGATATGGCCGTAGGAATCATTGAAAGTTCCAACGTATGCGGAACCATGGCTCTGAATGGGGAAACATATATTATTTCCAAGGCATAAAAATTAGGACCGTTAACTCAGTTGGTTAGAGGACCCGGCTCATAACCGGGCAGCCCAGGGTTCGAGTCCCTGACGGTCCATTGCTTCCGCATTGCCCGCGGGAGCACGTAAAGCAAGCAGGATGAGTGTAAGACCCACGGGGCAATTCATGAGCGGCTGCCTTGTAAGCAGTGGAGCGTGCGTTGGGCAATAACGACACGCCCTTTACATGCCGGCATAGCACAGTTGGTAGTGCGACTGACTTGTAATCAGTAGGTCGGGGGTTCAAATCCCTCTGTCGGCTTTTATGAAATGGAGGTGTAGGAGAATGATTGAGATGGATAAGGTCCGCAAGTGGCCTCGGGAACATTTGGAGAAACGGTTCCACGAATTAGATGCTCATATTGACGAGTTGGAAAGCAAGGTCAATGATCTGGAGGACATGAAGAGTTATCTGGAAGCTGAACGAGATGGATGCTCTCAGGACTGTAAAAGAACATATAAGCTTCTTACTAAGGAACGGAATATAAATGCTGAACTTACAAGCACAGTTCTGGTCCTGAGCAAGTTGCTGGCGGAAGCGCGCCGTATCTATGATATGGCATGATGGGCTATCGCCAAGCGGTAAGGCACAGGATTTTGACTCCTGCACTCGCCGGTTCGAATCAGGCTGGCCCAGTTGCACGTTGATAATTGAATATTGGTGGTTGGAGTGGTATAATTTCCCTATTATACAAAGATTGGGGGAGTTATTATATGGCACGAGAGATTAGCGGAATAGATGTTTGCTATATGTGTGGAAAGTACATAAGCTGGCAATATATTCCTAAACCTACACCCGGACAGGTAAATGTTTATAGGATATCTGGTATAAGAGCAGATGTGACTGCAATTGGGAAAGACGAAGATGGTCAGATTCAAGCAGAAATCATTTGTGAATGTCCATCATGCGGAATGAAAAATAAATATTTGAAAACTATATAAAGAATTTTACCAACCATCAATATTTGGTGGTTGGTATTTTTTTGTCCGAAAAGAGGTGAATTTGATGATCGTTACGAAGCATGCGAAGCAGAGAATGAAGCAGCGCTGCGGCTTGAAAGAGAAATCTTCTGACCGGATTGCAAAGATTGCCTATGAGAAGGGGCTTCGGCATAGTGATTTGACCGGAAATCTGAAAAAGTGGGTGGATGGCCTGTATTTTGGAATCATGCTGCTAATCAAATTCGACTCTATTCGGATAAGGCATACATATTTTCAGGTGAGAAGCTGATAACTGTCCTTCAGATACCGCATAACCTGGTGAAAGAGGTGGACAAGCTGAGGCGGAATAAGGAGTGATGGGGAATGAACATGGCTGATGTTATAAACAGCATAGAACAAGATGCGTTCCAGCGGTGCATGAACCAGCCGGAAGATGGTTTCGATGGAATTGCAGATATCAAAACATTTCCAGACGGTAGCAGATGGTCGGTCTGTCCGTGGTGCGGGAAGAAAGCTGTGAAGATTGATATAGATACTCAAATTAAAAGGTTAAGGTACAAATGCAAAGGTAGTAGTTGCAAGAAGCAGTTTATGATAAATGTGTAGGGTGTCTATATGGGAGCATATAAGGATTTGACAGGAATGCAATTTGGCAAGTTGCAGGTAATTGAAAGATGTGAAAAGAAGCCAAGTGAATCGCATGTTATATGGAAGTGCAAGTGCGATTGCGGGAAAATGGCCCGTATTAGGAGCAATGCATTGATTGGTGGAAAGGCCGTTAGTTGTGGATGCCTTAGAGGTAAGCGAGGAATAAGAGAAGAACTACTAAAAGGGCAGAAAAAAGAAATTTCATATACGAGCAATAAAATTATGCCGAATTTTTCACGGAGTTCGTTTGAACCCAATGATTATAGACTGGATGGTGATATTGTTTATGTAAAACTCGATGATTATAACGAAATGATATGTGATATCGAAGACTGGATGAGATTGAAAGACAGGCATTGGCGTTTGGACGGTGCTGGATATGTAGTAACATCTATTAAAAAGAAATATACCAGTTTTCATAGAGTGGTAATGATACCAGAAAAAGGGAAGGTAGTAGACCATATAAATCATAATAAGCTCGATAATAGAAAAAATAATCTTAGAGTTGTTACCCAAAGCGAAAATTCAAAAAATCGAGCATGTGGAGCACGGAATAATACAGGTGTAACGGGAGTTTATTTTTTGAAAAATAGTGGGAAGTGGGTTGCGTATGTCGGAGATAATGGGAAAAACATTCGTTTAGGAGAGTTTGATGATTTTGACTTAGCAGTATTGGAAAGGAAAAAAGCAGAAGAACAATATAATTATTTATAAGAGAGCCATTTGAGAGCCACTTACTTTTATCGAAAGGTAGGTGGCTTTTTATGGATTTTCAAGGCCATAGGGCAATCATAAATGGTCTGAAACGGCAACTGGAATCACCGCCATCGTATGAATCGCTGAGCTATTTACTGGCTGAATTGCGGTACACGATGGAAGATAACCCAGATATCACGCTGGATGGTCGGGATTTTGTCATGGCCTATTCCGGATATATCAAAAAATGGGCAGTCAACAAATATTCCAGTACAAGAGATCGCCAGTGGGACAAGTTATATTGGGATACGATAAGGTTTGAAGCGCCATATATCTTCGATTCTTTCCTGATCTACATGGAGAGGAAACGGCGGGAAAAGAAAAAATCTATATTCCGCGAAGGAAAACCTTGAAAATTGTCGTGGATGATCTGCAGGATCTGGAAGACCGGAAGATAGACTTCCTTGGCATTTCGCTGCCGCCACGAGTTGGAAAGTCTACCCTATGTATTTTCTTCATGGCATGGGTTATGGGTAAAAGGCCGGCTGGCCATAACGCTATGAGTGGACACAGCGGTATTTTGGCAGACCGTTTTTACCGCGATGCGTCAAAGCTGATAGAGAGTGAAGAGTACACATTCCGGGAAATATTCTCACAGGTCAGAATCGCGAACAGATCCGCAGAAAAGAATGAAATGTACCTTGATGCCGTTGAGAGTTTTGCTACACTAACTTGCCGCGGTATTGATGGTACATGGACCGGTGCGGTTGACATTTCGGATGATGGCTATTTATATGTTGATGACCTGATTCGTGACCGCCAAGAGAGCTTGAGCCCTACCAGACTGGAAAACAGATACCAGGATTATTTGAATATCTTAGTTGACCGTAAAAACGATGGATCTCGTGAATTGATGGTAGGAACCCGTTGGAATGTTATGGATCCATTGGGCCGTCTGGAAAAAGAACACAAGCATGATCCACGGTACAGATTCAGAAAGATACCGGCACTAGATGAAAATGATGAGTCTAATTTCCAGTATGAATATGGCGGTTTCTCTACGAAATATTACAGAGACATGCGTGAAAAGCTGGATCCTAATGAATGGTGGGCGAAGTTCATGCAAAAACCGTTTGTTCGTGAAGGGCTGCTTTTCCCTGAAAATGACTTGAGGTATTTTTACGGATTATTGCCGGAGGGCGGATTTGTTAGAACTGTTACGGCTTGTGATGTTGCTTGGGGTGGTGGAGATAGCCTTTCAATGCCGATAGGAGCTGAATATGAGAACGGAGACGTTTACGTGTTTGATTGGGTATTTAACAAGGGAGCGAAAGAGGTAACACTTCCAATTGTTCAGGGGAAAATTGTTGGAAACAAGATTCAACAAATAAATTTCGAGGCAAACAACGGCGGCGAAATGTATGCGAAATACATCAGCGATGATTTGGCTAGGCAGGGTTATCGCTGCTCAATAACTTCAACAAAAGCTCCAAACAAGATGGCTAAGATGACAAAAATCATTCAATACTCCGGTGATATTAAACGTCGGTTTGTTTTTCTCGCACCTAACAGCCTGATAGATGAAGCAGCAAAACATGATCCACCTGGAGTTCATCGTTACAGGCGAAGTCAAGAGTATGATGCTGCTATGGATGAAACGACAACATTCGTTCAACTTGGCCATAATGATCACGATGATGGGGCAGATTCACTGAGCCAGCTTGAACGTGCAATAGAGGGCGGTTTTAAGGCAGAAGTCAAAGTAATGCCGAGACTGTTTTAGAGAGGGGAGAATGCAATTATGATTAAAATTCTGACAAGAGAATACCTTGAAACCTATGCATATCTGGAATCAGAGATTAAACGGATCCAGCGCCGCCTTAAATATTACGAAGCGCACCCGGCTCAGGCTGCCTATGGCGTGGTAAAAGGATCTATGCAGCAGTTTCCGTTTGCAGAATGCCATTTTGTTGTTTCTGGCCCTACTATCAAAAGTACAGAGCAGCGGAGTAAGGCTGTCCGTCAGCTTGCAATTGATCTGAAAGGGAATCAGCAGCTTTTTGAGGATATGAAACTGGACATTGAAGCATTTCTGGAGTCCATACCGCCGGATGATGTAGAAATGAAGCATATTCTGGCTTTGAAGTATGTTGAGCGGAAAACGGATGAGGAAATTGGCAATGAGCTTGGATTTTCCCGCCGAGCCATCGGTGATAAGATCGACAGATTTTTGAAGAAACAGGTGGAGAAAGTAGAAGCGGTATAGGAAAGGAGTCGGCATTTTCCGGCTCTTTCTTTTGGATATAGTAATTTAACGAGCCATATATTCTATTACCCAGATGACACAGTTTCGTTACAATCTCGCAGCGGTAACATTGTTAGACGCTTACAGTTACAAGCCAATGAAGATACCGTAAGATATTTCAAAAGCACCGATGGCGGTGCTACATGGCCGCTGTGTGAACAACTTGTAAAAATTGCATCACCATACTATAGCGGTATTATTACGTTTACACCATCAACAGTAGGGGCTTGGTGTGCTGATACTGCTCATCCGCTTGTTTTTGCGGCAGGCGGGATTTATATTGGAGTGTTCAAAGTCGCAACAGTAAACAGAAATACCTCGCATTATATGGATGCCCATCTGCAAGATTTGGCAGGAAATATACCACTGTGGGAAAGCGAGGGTGTTTTACCGTTGCCACTTCCAGCCGGAGTTGTTTCATACAGAACCCTTAGTTTGCCGTTTATTTATGTAGCTCCCGCTTCTGGAATAACTCTCTATGCAGGATTCTTCCAGAGCGATAGTATCAGTGAAGTAACTTACGAAGTATCATGGATTCGCATGATTTAGTTATTGCAGCTCAATGTTGGCAATGATGAAAATTTCTGTATTTGCTGTGACGGCCGGATTTCCCAATGCTGTACGTATGAAAAAGTCTGTATAGCCATTTCGATAACTTCCGGCGTAGACATAACCAACCGTTTGAGTTCCTAAGAGCACAAATCCGATTGTATTTACAACATTGCCCTGAATTCGAAATAAAGCTGTATCAACGGCAATTGTAGAATTTATCGGAGAAAGTATCGTAATCGCAAGCGAAATCATTTTTCCTGATATCACCGATGAATTACGAGTCAATGTACCAACCAGTGCCGATATGCCAGAATAATGGGCTGGTTTCATATCGGTTAAATTACTATATGCTGTTAAGATTGCCACAAATGCCGTTTTTGATATGATAGAATGGTAGCATGAAATAGAATGGTTATCGGGACGACCCAGAATGGGCGTCTCTTTTTTTATGCGAGGTGGTGAGTTGTGGCAGCGTTTGAGGGTTGGCTTTTAAAAATCAATGGACAGGTATTTCCTAATGACCTGATAGCATTTGAATCCTATAAGTGCACTCCTGATCAGATTATGGACCTCGACCCATATCGAGATGGGAACGGTGAATTGCACAGAAATGCGCTTCCTCATACAGCCACTTCGGTTGAGTTTTCCACGCACAATATGTATCTCGCAGATGTGGAGCGTCTTAATCAATTTATTCAGCATGGAGCGCGGGTGCAGTGCGATGTTGAATACTGGAATCCGAATACATCCTCATATGTGTCCGGTAGGTTTTATATTGCGGATGTGCCATACGAGATCATAAACGTAGATGAGAAGCGGAAAACTATTCTGTACAAGCCAATAATCATAACAATCACAGAGTATTAAGAGGTGGTGAGATAGATGCTGGCGGTGCCAGAAGAGATAAAGAAAATATTTTGGCAGGACAATATCGGTGAAGAGACGCGGCGGAAATGGAAGCTGCGTTTTTTTGATTCCGCTATCCAGATGATCTATCCGGAAGAAGCCTTGTTTCCGTCCGAAGAACTGTTCCCGGCAGAACAGGAGCCGTCTTACATTATCGAGAACAGTCAGATGCAGACAGAATCAATAAAAATCACTGAGGGATTGTGCGAATCTGATGATTTGAAATTTGGTGAATGCAATGCGGCCCAGTTTGAGGTTACGGTTGCTGATGTGCAACAGGATCTGACCGGACTGGAATTCATGGTTACGCTAGAGGTTGATGGGTATGAGATGGCTATGGGAATTTACACCGTAGACAGCTTTGTTCGTCAGGCAGACCGTCGACTGAAAAAGATTACTGCCTATGACCGTATGCGAAAATTCAGCACCGATGTATCTGCGTGGTACCAGGTGTTGACGTTTCCGCTTACGCTGAAAGAGTTTCGAGATGGTTTATGTGAGTATATTGGCGTGAAGCAGATTGACACAGATCTTCCGCTAGATGATATGCCGGTAAGCAAAACTATTGATCCTGAGCAGCTGAGTGGCCTTGATGTATTGCAGGCCATCTGCGAGATTAATGGATGCTTTGGTCATATTGATAAGACTGGACGCTTGCGTTATCAGTTTTTAGGATGCGCAGGTCTTTACCCGTCAGAGACTCTTTTCCCGGATGATGATTTATTTCCGGGTGATTTGCTAGACGATGAAAATACGGAACAAATTCTGTTTTACAAGCAGTCAGATACTTCGTATGAAGATTATATTGTCACACCAATTGACCGCCTGCAGATACGGCAGGAGGAAGGTGACGTTGGTGTGCTTTACGGCAAAGGAAGCAATACCTACGTTATTGAGGGAAATTTTCTTGCCTATGGAAAATCCTCAGAGGAGTTGGAAGAGATAGCTGCAGCGGCTTTTGAAAATATTGCCGGCAGATCATATCGGCCATGTAAGATTGTGAGTCCTGGTTTACCGTGGATTGAGGTCGGAGATGGCCTTGTTTGTTATACATCAGATGATGTCATCGAAACGTACTGCTTGAAACGGACCATGACAGGCATTCAGGGCATGATGGATACGTTTGAAGCATCCGGCAGCATCGAGTATGAGGAGAACTTCGGAATCCAGAGCCAGATAATTCAGCTGGAAGGAAAATCTGCGGTTATTAAAAAATCCATTGAGCAGATTTCGGTCGATATGCGGAACCTGAAAGAAAACATGGAAACGCAGTTTAAGCAGACGGCAGAAGCTATTGCATTGGAAGCGAAGCGTGCGGGTGAAGCGGAGGCGGCACTGGGTGTCCGTGCTGATCAGATTGCGTTGTCTGTGAAAAATCTGAATGATTACACCGATGCGCAGATTAAATTGCTGTCAGATTCCATCACGATGAAGGTCAGCAAGGGAGATGTATCTTCTCAGCTGTCCATTGAAAGTGGTGGAATCTCCATCAAGGGTAATAGATTTAGCTGGGAGGCTGAGTTCTCGTCCCTCACGCCAGAGGGAAAATTGACCGTTATTGACGGGCTATTTAAAGGCGGCATCAACGTAGCAGACGGAATTTTTACGGTAGATGCTAAGACCGGTAAGGTGGTTGCCAAAAGCATTGAGATAGGCTCTACATCATCAACCAATACAGGTTATTTTTCCATACTCATTGCAAGCTCGCACACATGTGATAATTTGATTGTGCAGCAAGATGCCAATATTAATTCTTTAACTGTTGGCTATATAGATTGTAATAGCAGTATTCAGTGCAGCAGAATATACAGCTCTGTTGCCGGGGAATGGTGGAGTGATAAACGACTGAAACACGATATCAAGAAAATTCCAACCGAAAAGGCTTTGGATATCATATCTGAGCTTCGGCCTGTATCATTTCGGATGAATGATGGAGACATACCAGGAATAGGGTTTGTTGCTCAGGAAGTGAGAAAAATTTGTAAAAGGCATGATTGCGATATGCCGCTATATGGTCGACATGATGGGTATTATACGATTCCGTACACCAACTATATTCCGATATTGGTAGCGGCGGTGCAGGGCCAACAGAGAGAAATTGATCAGCTGAAACGGCTGGTCGGAAAGGAAGTTCAAGATGTATAAGTTATCGGAAGAACAAAGACAGCTGATTTTATTTTCTTTAGATAAAATTTCTGTGACGGGTCCTGATCAGGGAGCGTTGCTGTACAATGCAGCAAATATTATTCGCAACCTTCCGCAGGCTGACGATGAAGAGAAAGAAGGTGAAGCTTAATGGCATACGAAGCTTTTTATATCATAACTGACTGGCAGAACCTTCCATCGCAGCGGACGGCTTTAAGCCGAAAAAACCTTTTAAACATGGAAAATGGTATCAAGGAGGCAGATACTAGAATTGTTCAGCTGGATGCTTCTAAATTATCCATGGAAATTGCAAACACGCTCGTAAAATCCGTAAATGTAGATGCGAAGACTGGGGTTATTACCGTCACAAAACTGGGCGGCGGTATTGATACATACGATTTGGATATCGAACGAGTTGTTACCAACTTTGATGTGACGGACGAGGGCATCATCATTCTCACGCTGGCAGACGGGACTGAGAAGCAGGTCGATATTGGGAAATTCTTGAATACGTTCAAGAGTTCTGCGACGATCGCTCTTACTATGACAGATCGTGAAGTGACAGCCAGCATCATAGACGGCTCGGTCACTATGGACAAGTTGGACCCGTCCATTCAGTCAGAATTTCGTCAGTATATGCTTGATGCGCAGAATGCCAGAGATGCGGCGTTGCAGTACCAGAAGTTTGCCAAGAGGTATACAATTGGTGATGCAGAGTTTGAGGGTAGCGAAACTGACAATGCCAAGTATTACTATGAGGGCACCAAGCAGGCGGCTGCGGAAACTGTAACCAATGCGACCGCGGCCAGCCAGGCGGCTGGGACAGCCACAGAACAGGCCGGTATTGCTACCCAAAAGGCCACAAATGCAGCTGCGAGTGCCAACAGTGCATCGGCGGACGCGCAGACGGCGGCGGAGAAAGCTAGTACTGCTACGAATAAGGCGGCAGAAGCTACACAGGCGGCAACGGACGCTGCAGAAAGCGCAAACTCTGCTAGAAAAAAAGCCGGAGAAGCATCTGGCAGCGCAGATGATGCGAAACGCTATGCTGTTGGCGGTGTTGCGCCTGAGGACGCGGAGGATAATGCGAAGTATTACTGTCAGCAGGCACAGAAGTTGAAAGATCAGATAGATGCAGCGGCAAGCCTTGTGGTGCCGCAGTTTTACATTGATTTTGCCACGGGCCAATTAATGAGTGATAAAAAGGCACAGGGCATGAGATTTTGGCTTGAAGACGGAGTTTTGTATGGAGAAGCAGGAAATACAGAAATGGAGGTATTAGCATAATGGCAGTATCATACGGATATGTGGCTATCGTGCCAAAGGGCATTTGGAGTGCCGAAACACAATATGAAGCGTGCAATCTTGTTGAACACGACGGAAGTAGCTATGTTGCGAAAGCAAGACCGCCGATTGGAACACTGCCTACTGATACGGCATATTGGCAGGTGTCGGCAGCGGGCACAAAAAAGGCAACGGTTGACAGCCTTGGAACTGTTATGCCGGACGGTACGACAACAGAAGTAAATGAAGAGGGAAAGATAAGCGCTAAAACAGCTCAACAGGATTCTGCTGGCATGGTTAAAGGCAGTGATGATATCACTGTCGGGGAAGACGGTGCATTGACTATCAACACTGCTTTTGAACAGGCTACAGAGCTGGCGAATCTGATTGCTGGAGAAGCCATTAAGGAAGTCTTGGGTAAGGTGTCAAAGGCGATTGCAACGACTATGAATCTGGACCAGAATGCTCTTTTAAAGAATATGGTTTCTGGTATCGATGCAAATGACGGCAATAAGATTCCGAGCAGTGCTTTTGTACATACACTGTATGAGCGCCTTGGTATGGGGACGGACCTTTCAGCCGGTGACGCCACGAATGTAACGCAGGCGGTTAATTCACTATATAGTAATTTAACACCTTCTGGAATTACCGATGTATCTCATGCTATTAATACGGCATATGGATCTGGCAACATTTCTTATCACGTAATTAGCAAGGTGTGTTTTGTTTATTTTGTATTCACTCCTAGTCAAAAATGCGACAATGTAGGATTACTTAATAATGGCGTATTACCGCTCGCAAAGGACGCTTTGTATCATAGTATATCAACCTGGGGCAACCCAAACGTAGCTGTAAGTCTAGTGCAAACGATTACAACCGGTGGCCTACGCTTTTGGTGCGGAGAATCCTCTATAGGTATGCAAATTTTTGACAGTTTTTCGTATTGCATCAAGTAATATCCTTAACAATGTTTTCGCGCATGTGCAGACCTCCACCAAAATCAAAGTATGCCAAAAGTAAATTATCATGGTTGTATACTCCGAGCTTACCGGAATCATCTTTGTAAATATAAAACCCAAGAGTACCACCCTTAGTAAAATTAAGTTTGTGATCAGCGAGATTTATATCTCCAGAAAAAATTCCACCGGATTTATCAAATTTATCTGCTAAATTACTATTTTGCACAAAAACTTTTTTCCAAATTTTGGAAGTGTAACATTTTCAATAAGACCTTCGGGTCTATTTTTTATTGCCCGAAAACAGGGCAGAAAGGAGCTCTTTATGAGTGAGAAACTTAAAACCCAGAGCGGAGCAGTCTATGAGCTGACACCGAATGGGGCATATTTTGCGGATGATACCGCAAAGGTGATTTTTGTATTCCCGAATGGCAAGACCTATGAACAGATCGAGTCGGACATCGAAGGGAATGACCGTTTGCTGATTCTGGACGCAGACGGCGAGGCCATGGAGACCAAGGTTGGTTACACCTGCCTGGATGGAATTACTAAGAAAATGGATTTCGTGATCGGCACGAAACAGGTGGAAGCTGGCACTGATGAGTCCGGCAACACTCTTTACACCACAGAAGATGTGCATGGTGCGGCTATGATTGTGGTCCTGAAAAAAGCAGATATTCGGGCAGAGCTTGCGGCAGCCCAGAAGCAGATTGCCAACCTCAATGAAACTGTTGATATGCTTGTTTTAGCTGATCTGGAGGGATGAGAGATGTTTGATAGACTGAAAAATCTTTATATTAATGATAGGCTGTCAACGGTAGGATTATCCAACGCTGTTATCAAAGGTTGGATTACCGAGGAACAGCGGCAGGAAATTATCGCAGCAAAAAAGAAAAAGTAGTAGGAGGTGCCGGACATGACAGATACAGAGGTTGCTGTAAAACTGGAAAACCATGATCAGCAGATAAAATCCCTTAAACATAGGATGGACGAACAGGAAGAGCAGGGAAAGTCCCTGAGTAGCCTTGCACTGTCAGTCCAGAAATTGGCACTGTCAATGGAATCCATGATTGAGGAGCAGAAGAATCAGGGCGCACGCTTGGCCAAATTAGAAGCCGAACCTGCGGAGCGCTGGAGTAGTATGACGCGGACCATCTTTAATACTATGGTCGGGGCAATGGCTGGGGCTCTTGCGACAGGGGTTATCTATATGATGGCCCAGCATATTAAATAGTAGAGGAGAGCGAATACCATGAAAGAAAAGTTAGCGAAACTAATTGATGTGAAAAGTATTATGACGTTGGCACTGACTGGCGGATTTATCGGATTAACTTGCGCCGGAGAAATCACAGGGGAACAGTTCCTTACCATTTTCACTATGATTGTGGGGTTTTATTTCGGTACACAGGCACAGAAAGCAGGTAAATAGAAAGGCGGTGATCCTTTTCTCCGGGTCCGGCGGTAACCGGGCGGTCTAAAGCCAACTATACATACGGCGGTCAGAAATGGCCGCCTTTTTCTTTTTGTGGAGGTTTGGTTATGTATGGATTAAAAGCGAGCCATGTTGTTGATATGGCGAGAAAATACAAGAACTATCAGGAAAAAAGCAAACTGGGAACCCGGGCGCAGATGTGGAATTTTCATTGGTCGCCGGGATACAACAACTACACCATTTGGGCTATGCTCTATAATGATTATGTACGCAGAAATTTTCAGGGGCAGGCCTGGTGCGCTATGTTCGGAGCAGATGTTTTTGTTCTTGCGCTGATGGAACGCGGTCTTTCCCAGAACAACGCTGTTACTGCGGCAAAAGATCTTCTTGGTGGTGATTTACCATATAACTGTCAGCAGTTCGTAAATCAGCATCTCAGAGACAAGCGGCTGGATCATAAACCGGCAGTCGGTGCACCAGTGATTTTCTGGACTGGAAAGAAATATGGTCATTTTGGCATCGTATCTAGTGTGAATAGTAACGGAAACGGATTTACTTCGGTAGAGGGCAACACAAGTGGCGGTGCTGATAAGGTGGATCCAGACGGCGGGGCAGTTTGTGAAAAATGGCATCACCTGGACAGCAAGACATATTTCTGGCATCCTGTTTATGATTCGGAGACCGAGGAACCAGAGCTCATCATGTATGGGGTATCGACCGGACAGAAAGGTCTTAAAGTAGTTGGAGCGGAAGCACTGTTTGTGCGGGACTACCCTGCTACAGGAAAGGCCATCGGAGAACTGAAAAAGGGAACTATGATTAAGCCTATTCGGAAGTGTTTTGTTGATGGTAAGCCGTGGTATCAGATTGCTTACGGTGCCGGTGTTGGTTGGATTTCTGCCAGATTTCTTTCTGGCTGGGTTCTGGAAGACAACGCCCTGTGGTGGTATGTGCAGCTTGGGTATCGTTTTGCGGTAAATGCCTGGCAGCAGATTGATGGCATTTATTATTACTTCGACAGTACCGGCTATATGGCAACCTCCAGATGGATCCTGGACAGCGGGACATATTACTATGTAACAAAATCTGGTGAGATGGCCAGAAATGCTTATGTTAAGTCTTCAGATCAGAATCTGTACTACTGGGTGGGCGATGATGGCGCATGGCAGCCGGAATGGGATACTAAAATACCGGATTTTGATAAATATCAGCTTGCTGAATAAATTTCTTCATCCCCGCGCTGTGATGGTGCGGGGAATCCTTTGATTTTCTTCAAAAACTCTCCTGAATATAGTAATATTAACATCGTTGAAAAAACTTGGTCTGGAGTTGACATCCCATTTACTAAAACAAGCGGTAATGCCAATATCGTCACACTTAAACAAAGCGTATGTGGAAAAGTCGTGCAACTGTATATTTCACTGACAGCCACCGGAACAACGAATGAAGGTGATAATATAATAGTTGGTCAATTTACCAATACAATAAAACGTCCTATATCAATCATAAATACAGCAGCGTATCAAACGTCGGATATATATATTTATCTCATAGATAATACAGGGAAACTGGTTATAAGGGCTTCTAAAGGTGGTTTTGTCAATGGAACCATTAATTTTGGAATATGCTATTTGTCACAATAATTATGTCGCAATGGCCATCCAATTCACTGCTGGCGTATATACAGCGTCTGATGCATTGGCAATTCTTAAAGTAAAACCAGTTGTAGATATATTAGAACAAAACGCAAGAATACTTCCGTAGTTATAATTTATAGTTGTTGATTCAACCGTAACAAATACTCTAGGTGTCGCTTTGAATGCTTTGGGAAATAAAATGGGCATATCTTTGATTCCTTGGCTGACTTGGGAAAGTGTAATATTTCCTGTTACAATATTACTATATCCTGTACTATTTCAGTAAAAACCTCCCTTCAAACCACAAAGTCTGCCACAAATGCCATTTTAGATATGCTATTATGATATCAGTGAAAATTATGCAAGGCACTCAGATTATCTGGGTGTCTTTTTTCTATGCAAAATTGGGTGGTGTGACTATGGGCAAGAAGAATGATGGCGCTAAGACAAACATATGGAAAACTAATCATATACCGCTTAAGGATCGAAAAACTTCTAGTGGTGTTACATTTTGGCCCAAAAAGGTAAAAGGTGATAAAAATGCTGACTAAAGGCAGAAGAATGCTGTTTACGGATGTAGATGTGATTACGCCGCAAAATATTTTGCCTGTTCTTAATAAGGCATTCTGCGAACACGAATGGAATGTGCTGGAAGAAATTTATCTGTTTGATTATGTGGCGGGCGAACAGCCTATATTAAATCGGAAAAAAGAAATTCGTGAGGACATTAATGAACGGGTGGTTATTAATGTTGCGAGTCGCATTAAGGCATTCAAACTCGGATACGAATTTAGCAATCCGATTACGTATGTGCAAGCTGGTGAAATCCAGGCGCTGAAAGGTAAGTTGGCAAAGATTCTTTCAAAGATCTTTAAAAAAGATGAGTCTATTAAAGATGATTATCGAATTACAGCGTTGAATGAAATGCTAAGAGAGCAAAGCAAATCTTCTAAGGACATGCTTCTGGCAGACAGTTTTAAGACTTGCGGGCTTGGATATCGGCTCATTCTCCCGAATGATAATGAAGAGGAACTTTCGCTTTTCAAAATTACAACACTTAATCCAATGAGAGCATTTGTTGTATATAAAAATGACGCCTTCCGTGAGCCAATGTTGGGTGTGTCTTATGCAATTACTGATAACGGAACATATAAAATCGGCGCATGGAGCAAGAAAAACTATTTTGAAATTACCCGTCCAATAGGAATGAATGCGGCATGCAATGAGGGCTTCACGGTCAAGCCTTGGACTTATGGGGAGATTCCTGTTATTGAGTATGCAAACGAGAGAAATATCCTTGGAAATAGCTTTGGATGTTTTGAATCCGTAATGCCGATTTTGGATGAGCTTAACACTGTCAATTCGGATAGGGCAAATGATATTGCTCAATTTGTTCAGGCGCTTTTATGGTTCCATAACTGTGAACTAGATGATGGGCAAAAACAGCAGCTCGTTGATGGTAATGGCTTGATCATAACAAAAAGCTCTGGTGATGGTCGGGATGCAAAGATTACATATCTCACCCAGACATTGAATCAGTCGGAAATTCAGTCGTATGTGGACTACTTGAAACAGGAAACGCAAGAAATTTCCGGAGTTCCGATGTTTGGTATTTCTACCGGAGGCTCTACCGGAACGGCTACGAGCATGTCCAACGGCTATTCAGAAGCTGATTCGAGAGCACAGACGAGTGAACAGGAGTTCGAACAGTCGGAGCGAAGAGCCATTAAAGTGATGCTGGCAATTGCACGGCATGATAAAGATCGTGATGATGCAGATATTGGAAGCCTTAGGGTGTCTGATGTGGGAATCAAGTTCACCAGAAACAAAACTTACAATCTGACCGACAAAGTGAATGCTTGGGCAACGCTTCTAAAAAACGGAGCGGATCCGCTTAGGGCAACTGAAATTGCATCCTTTACAACCGACACACAGCAGTTTGCAGTTGATTCCATGGAAATGATTAAGGAAATTCAGAAGTCCTATGCAAAAGGAACTGGCACAACATCTGTTGGCAGCGAGGAGCCTGATGCGGGCAAAATTATGCAGGATAATTCGGATCAGAACAAAAACAGTCCATTGTCTGGACAGTTATGAATTAAGGCGCTCAGAAATGGGCGCTTTTTATAATGCGGCAGAGAAGCCGCTATATAAATTTCGCGGGCATAAATAATCTTCGGAGATGAAGTAAAAGCGCAAAAATTAATAGGCAGAGAAGCCTTTAAAACGCAGGAGGTAATTTGTATGGATTGGAAAGCTTTATTAGGAAGTGCCTACGTGGATGGCATGAGTGATGAAGAGGCTAAAGCAAAATTCGATGAGATTTATATGCTGAGGGCCGACCATGAGCGAGAAAACCAGAAAAACAAAGGACTTATTGACCAGTATTCCGCTCAGATTGCAGAGAATAAGAGAAAACAGCGTGAGCAGATGTCGGAAGCTGAAAAAGCCGAAGCTGAACGCAAGGAACAGTGGGATGCGATGGTGAGAAAAAACCAGGATCTTGAGAGAACACTCAAGATTTCCGAACTGGCTGGTGCTTACATGGAACGCGGCTTTGATAAAGATTTCGCTACAGAGACCGCAACGGCCATGTATGACGGCGACAATGCAACTGTTCTCAGCAATGAGAAAATCTTTGCAGATAAGCGGGAAGCTTCTCTTAAAAGTGCTTGGGAAAAGGAGTATCAGGTGAATCCTCCGGCCGGCAATGGCTCTGGAAGAGTGGACCTCTCCCAACAGATTGCAGAAGCGCAAGAGCGTGGCGATATGGTTACTTATGCTTCCTTAGTGCGTCAGCAGAGTGAAGCAAATGCAAAAAGATAGAAAGGTAAGGTAAAAGAGTATGTCAGACATCTATGCAATGAGTGGCAACACCCCGAATTACAGTGGAATGCTGTTTAATAAGGGCAACACTAAAACTCCGTTTTCTACCATGATTGGTGCGAGACGGAAATCTACTAATCACACAGAATTCGTAACCGGTCAGGAATTTGAGACTGCCCAGGGATCTCAGCCGAATATTTCTGAGAGCCAGTCCTTAACTGCTCCGGATTCCAGCATCGTAACTAGGGAACAGAAAACTAACGTAACTCAGATTTTCCAGGAGTCCGTTGGTATTTCCTATGGAAAGATGTCTAATATGGGCACTATGGCAGGCATTAATGTTGCCGGTCAGCAGCCGAATCCGCCGACTGAGGAAGATTTTCAGATTGCGGCCAAGATGGCGAAGATTGCTCAGGATATTGAGTACACCTTCATCAACGGCGTGTATCAGAAATCCACTGGCGACAGCGTAGCTAACAGATCCCGCGGACTTCTGAATGCTATCACATCAAACGTAATTGATGCGGACGGAAAGAGCCTGTCCTTCCTTCTGGTTTGTGAGGCTCTGAAGTTGATTGATGAAAGCAATGGTTCTCTGGACGGCCTGATTCTCGGCCTGGATTCTACCAGTAGAATGCAGCTGAATGCTGATGCTGCAGCAAATGGCTTAACCATCGTGGATAGTGGAAGAATGGTAAATGGCATTGCCATTGATACCGTGCTTACTCCGCTGGGCACCGTCGGCCTGAGAAGCCTTAAGTACCTTCCAGCGGGCACTATTGCTATTTTTGACCCGTTGGTCATGGCTCCTGTAGATCAGCCCGTTCCGGGCAAAGGCAATTTCTTCCTTGAAGAGCTTGCAAAAACTGGTGCAGGAACCAAAAAGCAGATTTTTGGTCAGGTTGGTTTAGATCATGGACCGGAGTGGTATTCTGCGAAAATTACCGGACTGTCCACTAAGATGCCGAAAAACAGTGATCTGGCACGCAAGGTATTTCAGATTACCTCTGCGGATATTTCCGGTGAAGCTGAACTGGGAACTCTGACTGTGGCTTCTGCAGCAAGCTTAACCACTGTTGGCAAGACTAAGATTACCGTAACTCCGGAAAAGACAGGTGGTAATTCTTACAAGTACAAAGTCGGCAGCAGTGCAGCAGGCGTCGTACTGAACCAGAATGTACAGACCTGGAAGTCCTGGAATGGTTCTGATGAAATCGAAGCAACATCTGGTCAGTTCATCACCATCGTTGAGTGCGATGCAAGCTACAAGGCAGTTAAGGCCGGAAGTGCAACCGTGACCGCAAAAACAGAGTAGGAGCGAGGTGAGATGAGTGGAAGCGGAGATCCTGGATGAAGTCATGGAATACCTTGGTGATGAGGTGACGGAAATGGACAAGCCGGTTCTGCTCATTCTCATCAATCGGGCCATTCGAAAGGTTTGTTTGAAGCGGTATCCATTCGGCTATACAGATGAGCAGAAAGAAGCGGCAGTGAAACGGTATCAGGGTATGATATTCGAAGCTGCCGTTTACTACTGGGCGAAACAGGGCGCAGATGGGGAGAGTTCCCATAGTGAGAACTCCATTTCCCGCGCATATGAATCGGAAGACAGTATATTTTTTGACATAACACCTATGGTAAAGGTGCTGTAACCGCTTGGGATTCCAGACGGTTAGAAAAGACGGTGCGTGTCCGGCTAAACCTCCCGGTCGGATGCAGGGTATGAGCAAGACATGGTGGTGGGCAAGCGCATGATCGTTGTAAACGGGAGGAAAGAGGAGGTTATCATGACAAGAAAAGAAAGACTGTTTGCGGATTATGAAGCCGTAAAAGATAAAGCAATTTGTGTTACCCTGATGGTTCGGATGCCGGGCGGCGAAATCGAGGTTATTTCCAACAGCAATGTGGAAGATAAGATGGCCTATATCGATCGGACTTATGATGATGATCTGGTGCATGCGAACAGTGTGAAAATTCACATTGAGGATTATTCATTTGAGCGCACGGATGATCCGATGGATTTCGGCAGCGCAATCATGAACATGAAGGAAGGACACAAGGTTGCCCGTAAAGGATGGAACGAAAAGGGAATGTTCCTTTTCCTGGCAGATAATATTGATTTCGATACCACGGCAGATTTGACCTGCGTGAAGGACTTAAAGGGCGACTTAACCTGTCCGTCTATCGTAATGAAGACCGCAAATGATAAGTTTGTTGTTGGCTGGCTTGCTTCTCAGACAGACATGCTGGCCGAAGACTGGAAGATTGTAGAATGACATTAAAATGAGGAAGGAAAAGGTATAAATTATGGGCGAAAACATGAATTTAGAAGCTGAGAAGATGCACCGTGACTGTGAGCCGCATGATGCGGAACATTGCGATATTAATGATCATCACAACAATGCAAAGAATGGCTTTGATGCGGAAGCTGATGACTGTGGTCATACGGTGCATTCCGGTCCTAGCGTTGGTATTCCGAAGGGCGGTAATCATCCGGTAGACGGTACTGTTACAGCTGGGTTTACTCCGACCAGTGCAAAGGGCAATAAAGACAAAGATCAGAAGCATGGACCGGGCGTAAAGTAAGAGAGAGGACAATCCTCTCTTTTTCTTTTGCCAGAAAGGGGTGCGTATGAGGGGCTTGAAGAGAAATAAGGTCGAGCTGTGGTATCAACTGTATGATGCCAATATTCCCGTTTATGAAACGGATCTTGATGGAAATCCTGTTCTCGATCCAGTGACCGGGAATCCGCTTCTAACAGGTGAGTACATAGCCGGATATAAGAGTCCGGTGTTGTTCAAAGCGAATGTTTCTCCGGCCCGTTCTGAGGCGTCTACAGATCCATTTGGCGTGAATGTAGAGTATGACAAGACCATTTGCTCATGTGATATGGATTTGCCAATTGATGAACTTTCGATGTTATTCGTTGACAAAAAACCACAATATGACGAAGAAGGAAATCTTCTCAATGATCCGGATTACAAGGTGGTCAAGGTGGCGAAGAGCCTTAATTCTCTATTGATTGCAATTAAGAAGAAAACGGAGGATGCAGATGGCTAAATATAGAAAGAAGCCAGTTGAAATTGATGCAATTCAGTGGACTGGTGAAAATCAGCGAGAAATGTTCGACTTTCTTACCAATGGTGAGAAGAAAGATGAATACATGACTTCTTTTGGAGAGACCTTTCGTATAGATCATTTTGCTATAAAGGGTGGCTTGATCATTAAGACTTTAGAAGGCGAGCATGTAGCGAGTATCGGAGACTATATCATCAAAGATGTTGCTGGTGAATTTTACCCATGTAAGCCGGATATCTTCGCAAAGACATACGATCTTGCAGAGGAGTAAACGGTCATGGCTAAAAAAGTAATCCGCGGAGACCTGTCAGCAAAGGGAATCCAAAGCATTATTGACCAGCTCAAGGACTACAAACAAGATCTTCAACGTAAAGCGGAGCTATTCTGTAAGAAGCTTGCGGAATCTGGCATGGAGGTCGCAGAAAGCCATATTGCTGAGTCTCCGCTGGGTAAGACGATATCAGTTCGCATAGATATGGAACCGGCAGATGCTGGATGCAAGGCGATGCTGATTGCAACGGGACAGAAAAAGTCTAATGATTACGGAACTGTTTCCACTTTACTCCTGGTTGAGTTCGGAAGTGGTATTCACTACAACGCCAATGCCAATCCAAAAGCTGGTGAGATGGGCTACGGAGTCGGCACTTTCCCGGGCCAGATTCATGCTTTTGAGGATGGCTGGTATTATTGGGGTGAGGATGAGAAGTGGCACTATACGCACGGCACAAAGGCTACTATGCCAATGTATAACGCATCTGTGGCTATCCGTGAAAAGGTAAGAGAATGTGCAAAGGAGGTGTTCGGCTGATGCTTGATATTTCATCGAGGGTTTATTCTAATCTGGTGAACGATGAGACCATGAAAAAGCATTTGAAAGGCAGCGGCACCACGAAGAATGACAAGCCTCCGGTGTTCCCTTATATGTATGTGAAAGTACTTGGAGAACCGACCACAAGCGCATCTCTTCAGAATGATCAATGCGCTATAAAGGCTTCATTTGAAATCACAGTCTATGACTCTAAGTCAAGTACCACGGCGAAGCAGCTGATATTCCATGTTGCAGAGCTAATGCGGCAGATGGGATTCACAATGAATTACGGACCGGAAGAAATAGACCGGTCAAGCACAACAGAAGCGTATCGTTGGATTGCAAGGTTCCGAAGAACTTATTGTGAGGGCGATTCGCTGTAGATAAAACGTAACTGAGACCCCGCCATTTTAGGCGGGGCCCTATTTTTTTGCTCATTTTTAAGGAGGGTCAAAATAATGGCAGCAAAAGCTATTGATTTAAGTACTGCTGGTATTAAGGTTGCCTATGCGATTGAGGAAACCGCCGGCACTAAGCCGACTGCATTTACCAACATTCCGAATCCGAAGTCTATTCCGAATACCAACCCTGAGCCGTCTACATATGACTCCACCTCTCTGAATGCGACAGAGTGGAAAACCTACGTTGAGGGCTTAAAGGATATGGGTGGTGCGCTGGCTATCACCTTTGGTATGTCTCAGGTGTTCCTGGATATGTGGGAGAAGCTGTGTGACGATGTAGAGACCGCATCAGCATCCAATAAGCGCATGTGGATGGAGTTCTACCATCCGAAGCTTACTAAGAGCTTTTTCTTTACCTGCACACCAACTAAGTTAGGCTTCCCGTCTGCTGACGTTGATGCTATCTGGGATGGTGATGCAAACGTAACTCCGACCGGCGAGATTGGTTGGGCTGAGGCTATTGCTCCGACAGACGCAGAGTAAGAATTTAAGGGAGGTAAATATTCATGAAGACTTTAAATATCGGTGATAAAGAGTATGTTCTGGAGTTCAGTTTCCAGGCGGCAAAGCACAAACAGCTTATCAATAAGATGTTCAAGATGCTCTCAGGCAGTTATCTGGGACGATCCGGTTTAACTGGGGCTGAGGATGAGACTAAGGCAGACCGTGCATCCGCGCTGATTGACGGTGTGGCTGATATGTATGCTGAAATGCCGGATACCGTCATTACTGCGTTTTATGCAGGACTGATGGAAAACAATGCTGTCATGAACGAGGCAGAGGCAGGAAAGCTGCTTAAGCAGTATTTCAAGGATTCACATGATGAATCTGCAACCTTCCCGGGCATGTTTGATTTGATTAAGGAGTGTATGCAGGATGACGGTTTTTTCAAACTGACCGGCCTGGACAAGATGCTGGAGAACCAGGCTGCAACAATGGTAGCGGAGACTCAGCCGGCAGTACCGTCCAAATCCGGGAAGACCCGGGCGAACAGCAAGGCGAAATCGACTTCTGCAAAATAATTGATGAAGAGTATCTTCCTTACGCTTTGTCAATAGGTGTTCCGTATGACCTGTTCTGGCATCTGAATCCAAGGAAGTTGAAGGCTTTTGAAACGGCTTATGCCAGACAGCGTCAGGAACGCATGAATGACATGTGGTACATGGGTCAGCTAGTAGCAGCTGCTATGGATGCTACCGTGTGCAACATGATGCCGTTCACAAAGCGGAGACAGAAAGGAACCTATCCGGAGAAACCTGTGCGGATTCTTCCAGTTACGGAAGCGGAGCGCAAGGCAGCAGAAGAGCGGGAACTGCAGAAGTTTATCGGTTTTGCTGGAGCGCTTGAAACTAAAATAAAACTGAAAAACGCAAAGGACGAGTGATGTTGGACCGATGACCGCAAGGGGCGAGTGATATTAGATCACTCGCCCTTTTTGCGTTCAGGGAAAGGTGGACGTCATGTCTGATGTGATTGATGAGTTAAAAGTCCAAATTGATGCCAGTACAAAGAGTGCCGATGCGAAACTGGATAAGTTTATCGACAAAATGCTGCAGCTGCAGTCTGCGATAACCAGTGTAAAAATGTCCAATGCGACCAACATTTCTAATGGACTTAACCAGATAACTTCATCGGTACAAAACTTCAACAAGAATACGAAAACTGCCGATTTCACACGTATTGCGACTGGACTTAATAAATTGTCTGCGGTGGATTCAGGAGCTATCTCTGCTGTTTCAAGGTCTATGGCAGATTTCGTCTCCAGTATGACCGGAATTGAGCGAGTCCATTTTGATTCCCAGAGTTTTGATACTCTGGCCGGATCTGTGGCAAAGCTTGGTCGTGCTTCTATTACTGAGGCCGCGCAGAACCTGGAATTTCTTAAAACGAGTCTGTCAGATTTTGTTACTAGCATGAATACTGTAGGACAGGTCACCTTTAATGCGGATGGCCTGGTGTCTATGGTAAATTCTGTCAGCCGGTTAGGTAGTGCCAATGCAGCGCAGGCTGTAGCTTTATTGCCGCAAATTTCTGCGCACCTCAGAGATTTTGTCCTTACCATGAACTCTGTAGGAAGCGTGACCTTTGACTTTACCGGCCTTGGCAATTTGATTTCTGGAATTACCAGGCTGGGCGGCACGAAGGCTACGCAGGCATCGGCGAATCTTAAGCCAATTAAGGACCAGTTGCTTAAGTTCGTATCTGGCCTTAACGGTATTGGCAAGCTGAGCTTTGATACCACCAGTCTCGCTGAGTTAGTATCATCCATCACAAAACTGGGCGGCAAGGCTGCCGGAAATGCGATTCCGAATATCCATAATTTGGGTGCAGCACTGAATCAACTTATGACCACTCTGGCTAAGGCCCCGGTTGTCAGCCAAAATCTGATTCAGATGACTACGGCACTTGCCAATCTGGCCGGAGCTGGCAGTAAGGTTGGCAGTGCCACTTCTGCGATGAATCAGGGCTTTAATCTGTTTTCTGGCAGTTCCAAAAAGGTAAAGACTTCCAGCAAGGGTATTGCATCCGCTATCGGTAGAGTTTATGCGACTTACTGGATGCTGTTCCGTGCTATGGGAATGTTCCGCAAGGCTATGGACATTTCTTCTGACCTGACCGAGGTTCAGAACGTTGTGGATGTAACTTTCGGCAACATGAAGAAAACGATTGAGGAGTTTGCCAAAGTTTCCCTGAGCCAGTATGGTATGTCTGCGCTGACTGCAAAGGATATAGCCAGCCGGTACCAGGCTATGGGTGTTGCGATGGGATTCTCTCAAAAACGCATGTCTGATATGTCCATCGAACTGACTAAACTGGCGGCAGATATGGCTTCCTTCTACAATGTGGATCAGAAGGATGTTGCGAAGAGCCTGGAAGCAGTATTTACGGGCCAGACTATGCCGCTGCGTAAATATGGTATTGACCTCACGCAGGCCACATTGAAGCAGTGGGCACTTAACAATGGTTTGAATGCCAATATCAAGTCCATGAGTGCAGCTGAGAAAATGTGGTTGCGGTATCAGTATGTCATGGCAAACAGTCAGCAGGTCATGGGGGACTTCGCCCGCACAAGTGATTCCTGGCATAACCAGTTAGTTCTTCTGTCAGGCGCATTCCAGTCTCTGGGCTCCATCGTTGGTGGATCTCTGATTAATGCGTTCAAACCGTTCATTCGTGCATTGAACTCTGTCATGCTGAAGGTAATCCAGTTTGCAGAGGTGGTATCAAATGCCCTGGGTGCAATCTTCGGCTGGAAGTACGAGTCCGGCGGTGGTATCTCTGATGATTTCTCAGATGCTGCGGACAGTGCGGATGATCTGGCAGGCAGTACCGGAGATGCGGCGAAGAACACGAAAAAGATGGCTGATAACCTCCAGAGCTTTGATAAACTGAATGTTATTTCCAGTTCAAATGCTTCCGGAGGTTCTGGTGGTGGCGGTGGTGGCGCGTCTGGTGGGGCCGGTACCGCTGGTTCCGGTGGTCAATGGGTAGAGACTGACAGCCTGTTGGAGAAGTACACCAGCTCCATTGATAGCCTGTATAAGCTGGGCGAGTATATCGGTGATGTGCTGACTAAGACCTTAAAGGGCATTGACTGGGACAAGATTTATAAGGGTGCAGATCAATTCGGCATTGGCTTGGCGAATTTCCTGAATGGCTTAATTTCTCCGGAGCTTTTTGAAGCGGTAGGAGAGACAGTCGCCGGTGCACTGAATACCGCATTGCATTTCCTGGATTCCTTCGGGCAGACATTTGAATGGACCGAGTTTGGAAATTCCATCGCTGCCGGTATAAACGGATTTTTCAATACATTCGATTTCTTGCTTTTAGCCGATACCTTGAATGTTTGGGCTCACGGACTGTTAGATACGCTTATCACATTTTTAGATAAAACAGAATGGGACACTATCGGAACGAAGATAGGAGAGTTCCTTGGGGAACTTGATTTATCAGGTGTTGGCGCAAAAGTTGGAGAAGCTCTTTGGAAAGCTATTAATGCTGGCATTACAGTTTATGGGAAAACTTTTAGTGCAGCACCGATAGAAACTACAATATTAACGGCTGTAGGTGCATTGACATTTACACCACTTGGTTCGCTTCTAAAAAATAAAATAATCAAAAGTATAACAGACGCTTTTAAGGGGTTCAATTTAAATGGTATCTTGCAAGGAATTTTTAATTTTTCAACACTTTCTATAGCAATAAATTCGCCTGCAATCCAGCACGTTGCAAATTTAATGCTTGATGAGTTTGATAGATTTATTCTTGATCATTTCGGTGAAAGTGTTGGAAATGCATTGGGAGAAAGCCTGTTACTATTTGTTAGTACGGGCGCTGGTGCTGTTTTAGGTGGTCCCATAGGTGCAGCTATAGGTGCTGGAATTGGTGTGGCCTTGGATACCTTTATTGTTAAAGGTGAGTGGGTGACAAAATTCTGGAAGAAATTAGGGGAGACCTTGTTCAATTGGGATCAGGCTTCTGTGATGTGGGATTACACAAAACAGGTGTTTGAAAATGCCTTTAATGCAGATAATTTCATTGAGTTTGGTGCCAATATTGTACTTGGTATAATAAGTGGTATATCTACAGGAATAACTTGGCTTTTAGAACCTATTGCAGATTTGTTCAATTTTGTAGTCGAAGGAATTTGCAATATATTTGGTATTCACTCACCAGCAAAAAATATGGAACCATATGGCCAAAATATTTTGCGTGGAATTATAGAAGGCTTTAAATCTTCTTTTGGCGAGTGGACGGAATCTCTGAGCGAGTGGTACAACAGCTATATTGTACCATGGTTTACACAACAAAGATGGGTGGAACTGTATTCAACAATGAAAACTTCTATGAAATCCGTATGGGACGAAACTGTGGGACAGTGGTCCCAGGATATTAATAGCTGGTGGACATCTAATGTTACTCCGTGGTTTACAGCTGAAAAATGGAAAACGGCCATGTCTGGCGTAAAAACTGGATTCGAAGATGCATTTAATGCAGCGTTTGATGCAGTGAAGCAGATATGGAATTGTTTTGCTACATGGTTGAATAGCAAACTTGATTTTGATATTGAGCCCATAAATATTGCAGGTGTCGAGGTGTTTGGGGGAGCTAAAATCAATCTGGGACATATACCGACATTCTCAACCGGAGGATTCCCAGAGGACGGCTTATTTATGGCAAACCATAATGAACTTGTTGGTAGGTTCTCAAATGGTCAGACTGCTGTAGCGAATAATGAACAGATTACGCAAGGAATTGCTATTGGCGTGCAAAGTGCAAACACCGAGCTTCTTCGAGAATTGAAGCGTAACAACGATTTGCTTGAACAGCTTTTGGCGAAGCCGGTTATTGATAAGGGTGATGTTGTAGATGCCTGGAAAGCTGGAGCGAAAAGCTATAGAAAGCAAACAGGTAGACAGTTAGGTATTTCATATTAAGTTGCAAATTGTCCTGCGTATGGTAGAATAAAAATATCATACGCAGGAGGTATAAGGCATGGCTCTTATAACGTGTACGGAATGTGGAAAAGAATTTTCCGACAAGGCAGCGGCTTGTCCAAATTGCGGTTGCCCGACCGAATATGTAATACAGGAGACAAAAGAAAAGCCAAAATCGGAATCAGGTAAATGTCCATTTTGTGGTTCAGAATCTATTGACGAAGATGGGTATTGCAATGAATGTGGAGTGAAAATTCCCAATAAGGAAACATTGAATACGCCAGAAGAGATTAGCTCGGTATGTTATGTTGCATGCCCAAAATGTGGAGAGCATAATGCAATAGGCACATTTGTTTGCGGAAAATGCGGATATAAATATACCATGGATGAATACCAGACGCATGTTATAGTACAGCAAAAGAATGTTGAAAATAAACTGAAGCAGAGTAGTTCTATTCAAACGATTTCCGTGGAAGATACCAAAGGTAGTTTGTTTACAAGAATAAAGTGTCCGAGGTGTTATAGCTTGAATTTTTCGCCTGTATCTAATCAGAAAAAGTTTTCGGTAAAAAAATCATTGATTGGAAATACTGTTGGGTATGTTCTTGGTGGACCTGTTGGTGCTGTTGTAGGTGCTGCTACTGGAATAAATGGAAAGAATGGGAAAACTAAATTCGTATGCCATAATTGCGGTAGAGTTTGGGAGCAGAAAATATAAAATGGATATAAATGGCCGGCATTTACATGTGTCGGCTATTTTTTTGTTTCAAATAGTTTATAAAAATTTAATAATTAGTAGTTCACATGAATATACGGAATTGAACAAACTATTTTGAATTTTATGAAAACGAGGTGTGAAATAGACGTGTGTAGATGGGAATTAATGAGTATTAGCAGTACACTTGTCGAATATTGGCAATAAAAATTCCATTTCCATGAATGACAATAGAAGCCAATAATTGCGTACACAATGCGGCGGTTTACATCTCTTAATGCTTATGCTATGGTTATGAAAAACAAAATTAACCGTGTTTTCATAAGTGTGTTTCTTATGGAATCTGGGGAAAGGAGAACAGAATGAAACGAGTATGTATTTGCATGGATGAAGAGCTTCATAAGCAGTTAAAACTTCTGGCAATAAATGAAGATAAGACGATGACCGGCCTTATCATTGAGCTTGTGGAAACTGAAATTGAAGCAAAAAAAGAGCAGTCACGCTGAGTTTGGCGACCTACGTGATTGCTCAAAAAGCAAAATCCAGAAAAGGACCTTGTACACAAAGTATATCAGCCCTTTTCTGGAAAATCAAGAATTTTGGAAAAGGAGATAGTTTATTATGAACGAGATGCAGTTATTTAGTAATCCGGATTTTGGTGATGTCAGAGGTATGCTCATTGATGGCGAACCATGGTTTGTGGGGAAGGATGTGGCTGCCGCCCTGGGATATGGAGAAGGAAAATCTCTTGCAAATGCCGTAGCAAACCATGTTGATGAAACGGATAAGGGGGTCACTGATTTGATGACTCCTGGCGGAACACAGAAAATGGTAATTATTAATGAATCTGGATTGTATGCGCTGATTTTCGGTAGCAGACTTGAATCAGCGAAAAAGTTCAAACGCTGGGTAACCAGTGAGGTGCTTCCATCCATTCGCAAGACCGGCTCTTATGGAACTCCTAAGTCTCCCCTGGAATTACTGGAACTTCATTATGCTGCTATTAAGCAGGTGAACGACAAAGTGGACAAGGTCCAGAAAGACTTAGATGATTTCAAACTGGATATGCCTATTCTGGGAGTAGAAGAAAACCGGATTACAAAGGCAATTAAGAAAAAGGGCCTGGAGATTCTGGGCGGTGAGCGCAGCAATGCTTACAAAGACAGCGTCCTCCGTAGCAAGACTTACCAGGACATCTACCGGGAATTAAAGCGTCAGTTTGGCGTGAATACATACAAAGCCATCAAACGGAATCAGTGCGATACCGCGGTGGAATTGATTTCAGGATATACGCCGCCGTATGTTCTGGCTGAACAGATCAGGGGATGTAATGCGCAGATGAACATGAGCGTGAATTAAAAAGATTTGTAATTATTCTAACAAAATCTATTGACTTTAAAATGACTTCAATGTATACTTCAAATATGAAAAGACTTCAAAATGACTTCAAAGAAAGGAGAAAAGGCATGAGCGTTAAAACATTTACATTGAGGTTAACCGAGGAACAATTAGAATTTATTGGAATGAAAGCAGCAGAATTAGGAATAAGCAAAAATGATTATATCCGGCGTTTGATTGATGGGGATATTCGTGCAGATAAACAGGATCAGATATTGCAAGGAATCCTTGAAATCAAAAGAATGATCGAGAAGGATGTGTGATAAATGCATAACTGGTTTATAACAGAGGATTTGTCGAAATTGCCAGTTGGCAACCGGGATTATGGATATTGTTACGCAGTAAAGATTCCAATTATTCAGGGAATATCATTGATAAAAATTGGAGCTACGACAATGCCAAGAACTCGGTTACGGAACATAGGAAAGAGAGAAACTATCTTTTGTGTCTCTCCACCTTGCTTGAATTATTGGGAGAATGAGGAATTGCTTCATAATTATTATAGTCAGTTCCGAATCCCCGCAAGGCCACATAAAGGCGTACAGGCAGAGTTATTAACATTAGTCTCACGCATTTGTTTAAGACAATGCCAGTATTAAAATATGAAACAAAAAATAGGAACTGCGCCCCGACCAAAGATTGCAGTTCCTATAATCCAACAAGCACCGAAAGTCTTGTCGAATAGTATTATATCGACCCTAGGTGCTCTTGTCAAATTGAAAGGAGCATTATTTTGGAAAACTTAAAAGTTATTGAGAATGAACTGGTTCCAGTATATGTTACCAGCACAGGTGAAAAGGTTGTGTATGGTTCAGAACTTCATGAAGTTTTATCGGTAAAGAGTCCATATAGAGAGTGGTCGCAAAGAAGATTGAAAGATTGTGACGCTTTAGAAAAAGAGGATTTTCAAGCCGTAGAAATTTCTACACCTTCCGGTCAGACCAAGAAAGATCACATTATCAAGCTTGATACCGCAAAGGAAATGGCGATGCTTGAGCGCAATGAGAAAGGAAAGAAGGTTCGGCGTTATTTCATCGAGGTAGAAAAACGGTATCAGAAATCCAGAATAGACCGTGCCCAGTTATCTCCTCAGATGCAGATGTTCTACGCCATAGCCGATGAACAGGCAAAACTTGAATTGGCACAGAAGAAACAGGCCGAGCAACTCCGCAAGGTCGAGAACCGCGTTGAATCAATCCGAGAGGTTGTGGCGATCAATTCAACCTCATGGCGTACCGAAACAGCAAACATCCTTGGAAAGATCGGATCACAGCTTGGCGGCGGCAAGATGTATAGCAATGTTCGGAATGAATGCTATGAACTGCTGCAGAAGCGTGCTGGTGTCAACTTACATATGCGCTTGACCAATAAGCGCCGCCGGATGGCTGATGAGGGTGCGAGCAAGTCGGCCCGTGATAAACTGACCTATGTGGATGTTATCGCTGAGGACAAGAAGCTGATTGAGTGTTTTGTGGCAATCGTCAAGGAAATGGCCATTAAATACGGTATTGGAAGATAGGACGGAGGATATATTATGGAAGAATTTGCAAGAATGATTTATGAACAGTGGGCAAAGGCTCAGATGGATAGAGATTTATACTTCGATAAAGGTTCCGACCTTATGAACAGACTGGAAAAGATTTTATCCCGTGATTTATCAGATGAAATCTATGAGACATTTTGTGATAGCTGCCAGGAAGTAGAACAGAACGCATTTATTGATGGCTTCGCATATGCTTGCAAGTGCCTGTCGCATGGGAAGATTGAGTTTGGAAAAGATGTGGCTCCAAAAGCATCATAAAGAAAAATAGGATTGAATGAGCAGCTGGCATTTCAGTGTCAGCTGCTTTTGTGTTCGCATATTGCTTAGTGGGCGGCAGTGTGCTATATTTAAGGTATCAAAATAAGGGGGCGGTACGTATGAAGAGAGTGGGATTAGTAGCAGTCACATTAGCGATTATGATGTCGACATCTGTAGTTCCTGCGTATGCCGGAGAATGGAAACAGGATGAGGTTGGAAGTTGGTATCAAAACGATGATGGCAGCTATTCAAAAGGGGAATGGCAGGAAATTGATGGAAAGCAATATTATTTCGACAGCAATGGCTATATGCTGCATGACACAATGGCGCCGGATGGTTGCAGCGTTGGCGCTGATGGCGTACGAATCAAAACAAAAGGTGCAATTCCGTCAGCTGAGGGTATATTGAATGAATTAAAGGCGAAGAATGCTAATTTAAGTGGTGTCGATGCGTTTAATTCTTCTACGGATCCGAATGGAAAATTGGGTAGACCTGGATATTATATCAGCAAAGCTGATTTTTCGGATTCTCGCGTGAAACAGGTTGGAGAATACCTTTGCGGGGGTACTCTTGAAACATTTTCTTCCGAAGCTGATTGCAAAAACAGAACCAATTATTTGAATAGTTTGAATAATCCTAGTTATGACTTCTTGGCATTGAACCAGTATGTTTATTCATATAAAAAAGTGCTTTTCCGCGTGGACTATGATTTAACACCAGAACAGGCAGAAGAGTATCATCAGCAGATGAATGAAATCATGAACGGGTATGAATAAAATGCAATGGGATCAGCAGAAATGCCGGTCCCATTTTTGCATCCATGATATAAAATAGTTTCAGTACTGTATACGGTTGGAGGCCTTTTATGAGTGAAAGAAAGAAAACAGTATTTATTTCATATTGCTGGAAGGACGGCGCTTCTTATGCAGACGAGTTAGAAAGCCAGCTAAAGGATTATTTTGAGGTTTTTAGAGATAAGTCACAGCTACAGGCAAATGATGACATATATGATTTTATGGGGAAGGTAGCCTGCTGTGATTATGTAGTTATTGTGCTAACAGAAGAATATGTAAAATCAAGAAACTGCATGTTGGAAATTTCGACATTGGCAAATGAACCAGATTGGCATGAAAAGGCTTTTGTTCTTGTTATTGATGAAAAAATATATGGAATTGACCGTAAACTCGAAATATTGAATTATTGGTTAATGCAACAAAAAATAGCAAAAGGAAAAGCTTCCGCATTTGATATAGGAAAAAGTATTACCGAGAAAGAAGTAGAGTATGTCAGCATTATTTGCGATGAATTAGAAAAGATACTTGGAGAAATTTCTAGATTAAAAAATCCGTCTCAGATATCAATAGTAAATGAAGTAGTTCGCAGATCGAAAAGCAATGCTGAATCAAATATGAATGAGATTAGACGACAGGAGATATTAAAAATAATAAAAGAAAACCCGGATTTAACAATGGTTCAAATAGCGGCAAGAGCAAACTTTTCCATGGTGTCAGTAGTTAGGATATTGGTAGAGTTGAGAAAGGCCGGGCTTATAAAAATAACAGGTAGCGGAAACGAAAAAAGTACATATTGCGTTGTTGAAAAATAGGTGAATTCCAATTTCCATAGACACAAAAAGCCGGTTGAAAAGCCAGCTTTTTGTGTTCATTAGTTCTTCAAAATCATTGCATTTCGTGCTTCTATAAATCCCGATTTCCAGGCAATGACAGTAGCAATAAGCATTAAGAACAATACAATATTTGCTATGATTATTGGTTTAATCGAAATTGTTTTTTCCGTATGGACCAAGTGATTCATATAATAAAACAGTCCGAACAACGTGTTCGATAGGACTAAACCAATCAATAGCACAACCGCCACCAAACGATATGCGCTTATTGCATTGATATTTTGCAGCACAGATGTGGAAAATACTATTCCACTGATGAAAGCAAGTACGATTGCTGCAAAAATACTAAGAATGGCAATGTATTCCCGTTGCTGCCTGCCTAATTCTTCCGATAAACTGTTTTGCGCATCAGCTGTGGCCTGTACTTCTGATTTGATAGTCTGAATCTGTGTTTGCACATCAATAATGACATTTTCTCCGGATGTTCTTCGGTCGCCTTCTTCGGAATATAATATTCTGGCAATATCTAAACTTACATGATCGTACAATTTCCGAATGCTATCGTTAATATCAATTGGTACTCCATTAGAATCAACATTTTTCCCGGGAATGTATTTTTCACGTATCATGGCTAAATTTTGACCAAGTACGTTAATATCTCCTTTTTCCGGGATCTTTTGTATTGTGGTCAGAACAGAAAAGATATCAGAGTAAAAATGCCTAAATGGCTTTTCATCCGTACTGGGATGGTAAAGTTTTTCCATTCGTTTATACATTTTTGCCCTAGTAACTTTATCATCTAGCAGATTTTGATTAGATGCTAACTCAAATAGAATATCCCGAAATTCTTTGCGTTGAAGTTCTTCTTGTGATGTATTCATTTAACCAACTTTCCGGATTAGGTCAACTGGAATCTCCTCATGGTTTCCGCTTCCATTATTATATATACGATCCCATGCACCATTAGGTTGGTGAGTCTCTTTTACTAAATCCCAAGGATAAAGGATTCTTTTATTCTCTACGATTTTATCTATAATGGGACGATCAGCAATAGAAATCCACGGTTTTTCTTCCGCAATTGA